TCGAAGACGTGCGCCAATTGCCTAGGCCAAAATTCCCCACAAAGTCAAAATACACGTCGAATTCCTCTTGGTAGAGCAAAACGCCGGGCAGGGAATCACGAAACTCTTTTTCATCGCCTTCCATAAGGTTGCGAGCAAGCTGCTCAGCACGTTGGCGGGAAATGGGTTTATCGGTCATGCGAACCGGTTCACCGCTTTCGTAGCGGGTAGATCCGTGGCCGATAGTAGGAACGTCGCCCTTGGTGGGAACGTATGGCTTTTCGCTAAATCCCTCGCTGGTCATCCAGCTGGCAAAACCGGCTGCACTGATTGCAAGAATGGCTACGAGCTTGCGGGCACCGCCCGAGGCGGGTTTGTTGTCGCTCACGATGGCACCTTTGCGGGCTCTGCCATCGGGTTATGTGGGGCTGGATGGGTCGTGGCTGACGGGATATTGAGGCCACGCCGCAACCGCTCAAGCTCCAGTTCATGGAGTTCCTTGCTGCGCTGCGCCTCATCCCGAAGGAGTTGAGCCTTTTCTTCCTCAAGCCTGTCACGAAGAGCGATGGAACGATCTTCGAGCTTGCGTGAGCGATAGTTGATGTACGCGATAAACGCTGAAACTGTGAAGCCTGCGAGTGCAAGCCATATCTCAAAACTGAACGTGCCGATGATGGCGGCTAACCACGCGCCACCCTGCCCGACTGTGTTTCTCATATCATCTGACATAGAGCGATTTCCAAGACCGTTGCTGGAGGGTTCCATGGGTGCAAAGTCTTGGGCATCGTCTCTCTGTGAGCCAGCCCCACAGGGGGCGCTATAGCTCTGAACGCATGCGGGCGGTGTCCTCCTTCATCTGTGCTCGCATTGCCTTCGGTGCTGTCGCGGCGATCCGCTCATCCTTGTTTTTGGACATCTCACGCACTCGGCGCATCACGTCTGGGATCTTGATCACCATTTTTTGCTCTGGGTTCTTGGTGTTCCATTCGGCAACTGCATCACGCGCTTTCTGAACCTTGGCGGAATCCTTCTCGAAAATGCCAGCGGCCCACTGCGAACGGATCTCTTGCGCTTGCGAGTTGTAGAACGCCTTGCTGCCTTGGTTGATGCGGTTTGATTCCTGTACGCGAGCCACACCGGAAGGCTGGAATCCAATGGACTTCAGCGCAGCTTCGAGGTGGTTCGTTTCCAAAACTTTGTACCCTTTGTAGTCGCGGTACATGCCGGTAGCTTCCATGTCGATACCCTTGGCAGCGTTGCGCACTGCTGTGGGGGCCATCTCAAGGAGGCCTGCACCAACATCGCCACTGGCAACACTCTTGGCACCACTGAGAACACGGGTAGCGAAGTCGCCCATGGGGCCAGCAATCTCAAGCACATCGTTTGCATGGCTGGTTTTCTCCAGCAGCAGACCTGTGCCGGGAATCAAGTTGCCCATACCAAGACGGCCAGACACATCGAGCGGCACACCAGGAAGGCCGGTCACACCCTTGTCGATGAAGCGCCCAATCGTGTCACCGAAGATGCCGGACAAGAATTCTTCCTTTGCCTTCTGGGTGCTGAAGTTGTAGCCCATCAGCTGCGCAGCGCCGTCGATCAAGTCTTCGGCGTCCTCTTCGAACGGAAGGCCACCAGCACCACCAAGCAGCATGAGAGTGGCGATCATCAAAGCAGCTGCCTTGCGACCGTCAGTGCGCTCCTGAGAGCCAGGTTCACCCTGTGACCACAAGCGACTCATCAGCTCCAAGTAGGCAACTGAGTAGGTCTTGAACGTCATCAAGGTGCCTCCAACAGCACCGCGACCCCATGCCATTTTCGAGGCCTTGGAATAGACGAACTGGGTTTCCTTCACGGCCTTGCGCGCGAACTCGGCAGGGTTGTCGATGCCCGCATCCTTCGCCACGCGGTAGGAAGCAATGAACGTGATGCGACGGTTAACCTGCTCAGCAGCACCGAACAGCTTGCCCCATGCCACGGATAGGCGCGCAAGTGAGTTGTTTGCAGCTGCTCGCGCATCACCGATCTTGGTGCCGTCGCCAGATCTCAACGAACCTGCACCGCGAGCCTGCGCCATCAGCTGGTGAACCTCTTGCGGGCTTACGATGCCATCGTCCTCGGCCTTCTTGAGTGCTTCTGCAAGATCTGCTTCGTACTGGTAGCCCTTGGTGCTAATGCTCTTTGCAGCGCGACCGATCTCTTTGGCAGACTTCGCAGCGCCACCATGTTGACTCAACCATGGGAACGTCACCGCAAAGGGCTGTGTCATGTTCACGAAGGCTGATGCAACCGAGCCACCCAAGTACTGCGCGAACAGCAGGCCGCGAATGGCTTGCGCCTCTTCCTGCGGATTCTTGATGTACTCAGACAGCCGAATTGCTGCATCTTTCAGCTCACCCTGCTCTTTGGGAATGTTGATGATGGCCTCAGCCATGTCGCCCATGTTCAAGCCTGCAGCGGTCTGGCGCGCATTCGAGTAGACGAACGAAGCCAGCACGCGGCCAACATCCTCGCTAAAACCGGCAATGCCTTGACGGTGGATCAATCGGCGCATGGCGCTGCGGTTGGTTTTGGTCAAGCGCAGGTACTCCTGAAACACCTGATCCTGCGCGTTGTCGCCGGTAGATTTAAGGCCGAGCATGTTGCCGAACAGCTCCAGCGATTCGGGAGTGATGCCAGCAAAGAGCTTGTACGATTCATCGGACAGCGTGCCTTGGCTAACAGTGCTCTCACCGAATTCTTTGCGCATCCGCTCAGCCATGGTGTTGGCTTCCCGTTGCGTTTCAAAGAGACTGAAGTATTGGCGTTCGCCATCGATCACAACGTCAACGGTGTACTTGCCGAAACGCGACAGCGGTGCATAGCCATCGCTCTGAAGCTCGTTCACCTTGTCGGCGCGCTCAAGCATTCCATGGGCAACCGCAAGAAGTTGGGCCTCGCGGTCAGGTTGCTCGCTTGCCATCTGCGCCAAGTGGTTACGCAAAATGCGAGCACCAGCCTGAACATCAGGCGCATCCATCACCGCTTCGCGCAACTCTTTCACGTCATCACCGCCGTAGCGCAGCATGTCGGCACGGGCCATTGTGTCAAGGCTGCGGTTGGTAGCTTCCCTGAACTCGTGATACAAGCCGATCTGCTGTTCATTGAGGCTGAACATCGAAGCAAGTTCGGCATCCGTCCAAACGATACCGGCCTTGAGCATCTGGCTTTCATACCGCGAGCCAATGAGCTTGGCGAACATCTCAGCGCCCTGCCCCTTCCACGCATACAGCAAACCCTGCGGCAGCTTGCCGTGGGCGATCATGATGTCTGCCTTCTCTTCGGTGGTGAGCTTGGCTGCACGCTCTGCCATCTCTTCGATGCGCACTGGCTTGCCTTCGAGATCTCGCGCCCAAACCAGCGTGCCTTCGAAAATCGGTTTGCCTACCGCCTTGTTATCCTCAGCGCTCACAGGTGACTTGGTGATGTCCTTCCACGTCTCCAGCTTGGGCAAGAGGTTTGGTGCCAGCTCCGATGCATCTGCAGCATAGTGAGAAACGTCATCGATAAAACCTTGAGCAGCTTCGAACACCGGCTTGAATGCAGGCGCACGCTCAGCCAGGTTGTACATACTGCCGATGGTCTTGTGCCACCAGCTCAACTTGCCTGGAGCATTGAAGGTCTTGTTCAGTTCAGCAGTGGCTTTGCTGGCCATAGCCTTGACGCCAGAGCGACTGAAGCGAATGTCAGGGTTCGCGGGATCAAACTGCCCGTTGTTGCCGGTGGCGGATTTGATGTTCTTAGCATCGAATACCACATACTCGCGGCCACGGTAGGCGCTGTCGATCACCTTTCCATCTGAATCATTTTCGATGTGCAAGTAAGCTGCGACGACTCTTGACTTGCTATCCATCTCGCCATCGTCATTCTCGGCATAGCGCTGCGCAACCCATCGATCAGGTGAAAAGTACGCTCCCTTCGGGTTTCCAAGCGCGCCAGCAGGGTTCTGCATATCGAACTCAGTGAAATCACTGCGCGTGCCGTGATAGACAACCAGCGGCTTGCCTTCGTCATCGACCACCTTGCTGTCACCAAACCAGCGCTTGAATGCTGGTGTGCTGGTGACCGCATCGCTACGGCTGAAATTCCCCCCGGTGTTCCCCTCGCTTAGCACATCACCTTGAGCTGCGCTTTCAACACCGGCCTTGGCGTAGGCAACCAGGTCATCAACCGAAACCTGTCCACCAATGGGCAAGCCATGGCGCAGCATGAACTGGCGAACGTTCGCGAGGAATGAGCGGAGGAAGTCACCAACCTTCTTGCCAAGGGTTGAATCAACCCAATTGAGGAAGCGGCTGTCAGCGAAGGCATAGCCTTGGCTGCGACCCTCGATCACAGCTTGCTCAACGATGTAGGCAGCTGCCTCCTTCGCGTTGGCAGCTTCACCGGCATCAACCATGCGATCAGCTACGCGGTCAAGGAACCCGCGCAAGGATTCGTCCTTCTCGCTTGCCCGGTTCATCAGCATGGCAAGCGCAGCATTGTCGATCTTCTCGCGCTGCTGACCATGGGTCATCTCGTGCAAGAGTACGGCTGTGCCGGTCACTGGATTGATGTTTGGACCAACCAAAAAGGTGAGGCCAGATTTGGGATCGTAGAAGCCGTTGATCGTGCCAGCGTCGGAGAACATCTGAACTGAGTCGCTGAACTTGCGCCCAGTCTTTTTGGCAAAAACCTTCGCAATGACAAGGGGGTCGCTGCTCTCGATCACAACGGCACCGCCCTTCTCTCCACGATTGCCTCTGGCCAGCATTTTCTTGATGGCAGGGGTCAGGCTTGGGAATTGCACATCGAATGCACGCACAAGCTTGGCGGCATTCATCTCGTACTTGGGTACGGCCTTGATGTTCTCAGGAGCGGGTGCGTTAACCACGTCGCGACCGTTGAAAGTCACAATTACATCAGAGCTTGCCGTGTCGGCCGTCATAGACGGTGGCGTCATAGCTCTGAACTGATCATTCATCAGCAGGCGCGACTGGCTGTTGCGAGCCTCTACCTCGCCAGCTAGGCGCTTGTAGTCTGCGGCACCGTTCTGGTTCCACTCGGCAACGGTGTTTTTAGAACCGCCCAAGGCAAAACCTTCCTTGCGCTGGATCACATGCTGCAGCTCATGCACGAGCGCTGAAACAATCTTGTCGCGCTTCAGGTTGGACTTGATCATCACCAGCGGGCCGGTGGCCGTTTGGCGCACCTTGGCTGTGGCAGTCTCGCCATCAGGCATCGCAGCGATTTTGATGCTGGTCATGTCGGGGTAGGCAGCAAACAACCTTGGGTGGTCAAGCACATCGCCAACGGTCAGCGACTGCTTGCCATCGGTGATCGCTTCGAGCTGAGCATTTGCCAGAATCGTTCCGAAGTCGGCACCGGGTGCAGCCATAGCGGCTTGATCGTCGCTGATCTCAAAGCGCCACTTGCCATCGTTGCCACGGTGCCAGCCAGTTTCTTGGCGTACCGTTTCCGCGTCATAGCCTGCATTCACTTGCTGCTGTGCGCTGGCAAGTGAGTGAAGGTCGGCACCGCGAGCAGACTGGCCTGCGAAGCTGTAGCGAACACCGTCAGCAGCCTTGAATACACGCCCATCGTTGGTCAAGTCATCGCTATGCTTAATGTCGTAGTGCTGCTGAGCAAAGCGCAACAGCTTTGAGGCGACACCCTGTCTGCGAGCAGACTCTACCGTATAGATATTTTGTATCTCACCTTTTTTGCTGCGTGGTCCCTTTGTCCGAAATTGCAATGCTGCAATCGGCTTTCCATCAGCGTCATACTTCACATAGCGAATTGAGCGGTGTGTAGCTGACTTGTAGTCAGATTCAAACGCCTTTACGTCACCATAGTCCTCAAGCAGTGACTCATCGCCAACCATTCTTGATTTACCCAATGGCGCAAGCAAATCGTTTTCTAGTTTTGCGCCTGAACGGCTGAAAAGAATCGTGCTGCCGTTGTCACCCTGCTTGGTTTCAAGGATGCTGACCAGCTTGTCAAAGGCTGCGTTGATTGCCTTGCGCTCGGTGCCATGAGGGTAGGGTCGCTTCCATCCCCAAGGGGTGATGATTGCTGCGTTCTCTGGGGCATGGTTTAGGAATGGGCTTTTGCCGCCACCTTCTGCAACCTTGTCTTCAACGTAGCCCTGAAAGGCACGAGCTGCCATCTCGTGCGGCGTGGTCCAGTAGTCACCACCACGGCCTTGATCAAGCTCTTTGGCGTTCATGGCGAACTCGGTGAGCACCTTCTTGGTTTTCTCTTCGCCCGTCTGGGCTTCGGCCAGCATTTTGAGGCGGGCCGAATAGCCATTCATCAGGCCTCGCAGGCGGTCGAATTCACCCTTGCTGTCAGCGCTGAAGCCAGTGCGACCGCGCACAGCCTTGTTGATCTCGCTTAGCTTCTCAAGGGCGTCGTTGGTCCAGCGCATTCCGCTCATCACAGAGCGTGCGTTCTTGGCTGGGTTGCCAACCGAACGAAGTTCAGTCTCAAGCATGGTGCCCTCAAGGATCTGCTGCGCTACGGTGTCGAACTCGGCCAGCTGTTCGGTGGTAGCTGGCTTGTTGCTGCGCTTCCAGTATTTCGGGTCTTTCTGTTCGGCCAGGTCACGGCGTATCTCATCAAGGCGGTCACCAACGTCTTTGCGTGATCGCGCCACAAAGTTATCTACTTTGGCCGTGTCTTCAACGTACTGCTCGCCCTTCTTGAATAGGGTTTGCATAACGTTGTCATAGGCATCACGAACCTCTTGGCGCACGCCAGATTTGCTGCGCATGAAGCCATGGCTAGCGTAATCGTCCTCGCGGCCTTTCGCCTTCAGGCTTCTGGTGCCGTCAGCATCAGTTACCCATTCTGATGAAGCCTTGCCGTCTTGGCGACCGAAGTAGTGATCCACCGCGTGGAACCACTCATGCGCCAGCGAACCGGCGCCGTTCATTTTGGTGAGGTTGATCACGGCCTTGCTGCGTTCATAGTGCGCACGAGCACCGCTCAGGCCTTGGCCGCGAGCACCGAAGGCAAGGGCTAGTTCGCCGTTCAAGCTCATGGCACTCGGCGGAATGCCCATCACATCGGCAAGATCCATCAGCCCGTCATAGGCATCATCGAGCAGCTGCTGGCGCTCTTCCTGGTTGTTCCAGTTGCCGAACTCAACGCCACGGAAACCGAAGGTCTTCATGAAGTCGCTGTCTTTGGCGGGGGCAGTGCGGCGCTGCGTACCAGTGCGAACCGTATTCTCTGGGCGCGGCAGGTCCGCTTCACCAAAGGTCGTGTTCGTGGTGATGATCGCTTCTGCGTTCTTCGCCATGTATTCAAGGGCTGCTTCACGGGTGTCGAAAGCCTGATCCACAACCTTGACGCGCTTGTGGTCGCTGACATCGCGCCAGATCTCGAAGCCCTTCTCGCCTTGGCGAACAGGAACAACGCGGTGCTTCAATGCAACTGCTATCAGGGGGATAGCTGCTCGCGCCTCTTCTTCGGTGTTGAAATATTCACGGCTGGCTGCGCGCGAACCGCCGTAGGAGCCTTTTTTCAGTGTGTCGAGAATCTGCCACTTGCCTGCGTTGCCACCGATCCTGCCGGGCATCTCGACCACCTGAGCAGGCTCGAAACGGCGCATCCAAGCTGGGCGCTCGTCGGTTGACTTGGTGACTTTTTTGGCTCCGGTGGTGGCTTTGTCTTTGCGGGCACCACCGATCTTCTCGCCAAAGTCTTTGATTGACTCGTTTGCCTCAGATCTCGCGGCATCAGCAGCGGCCTTTTTGGCGAGCACGCCACGCGGCGCAGCTGGGACAACAGTCTTCTCATCGCCACCAAAAATCGGTTTGGCGACCAGCTCACCGGTTGACGGCGCGGAAGTCTCAGGATTCTCCTGCGCCCACGCAATGGCATGTACGCGCGCACGCTGGTGGTCGGTGCCGCTCTTTGGGTTGTACTTGAAGGTCGCAAGCTTGGAGTTGTACTGCGACACCAAGCGCACGTTGCCATTGTCGTTGAGGCTATCGTCAACCATCGACCAACCGTCATGTGAACTTGATGGCTTTGCGTCTCTCCACTTTTCCATCATGTAGGCGGATACGTCCTCGCTCACGCTATCCGGTGCAGACGATTGGCGAGAAGCTGCTTCGGCGGCGGCCTTCTTTGCCAGCACGCCACGGGGCTGCTTCGGTGCAGACTCAGCGAGCCAAGCATTAACGGAATCAATGAGATCGTTGGTGAAACTGATGTAGTCAGCTGATTTCCAGCTCTCGCGTCGGCCAAGGTCGCCAATCAGGTTATCGGCGCGGTCGGCATCATTCACGTACATGTTTGCATCGACGTGATCCTGCAGATCCGCGAACGACTTCACCGAATCAGGAACCTTGCCGGATGCGATGTCGCGCTTGATTTCCTGCTTAGCTGTATCAAGTCTGCGCGCCAGCACCTGATCACGACTCAGGGACTGCGATTCACTTTTTGCTGGTTTTGATGCGCCTTGTGGCTGTTTCGTTGCAGAAACGGCAGGAGTTGATGCACTTTCTGGCGAATTTGATGCGGCCTGTGGTTGAGCTGCTTCATCGGTAGAAGGAGCAGCAGCAGGCTCTGCAGTTTTTACCGGTTCTTGGTTCTTGCGAGCCTTTGCCAATGGCATGGTGGTGTCGCCATCGGCAAGCCAGTTTTTGAACTGAGCGGTGCCCATCGATGTGATCTGACCAATCTTCCAGCCAGCATCAAAGTTTGAGCTGTACGCTTTAACGGCTTCCTGCTGACTGTTGAAGCCGAGCATCACCTTGTGTTCGTCAAATGCTCCGGTGTCCTGGTGGAGCTGATCGACAACGTAGACTCTCTTTGATTCAGGATTGCTGCCGATATAGGTGTCAACGTGCTCGCCATCAGCGCCCTTGGTGCGCTTGATGTAGCCGTAATGATCCGACATCTTGTGGCTCCACTCGGAGCCATCGGGGCGCTTGCCTTTGCGGTCAGAACCGCGAGGATTTTCAATGGCGATATCCATTCCGGCGACACGAACGTGACCCTTGGCGTAGTTGCCGGCCTCCTTCTGCGCGTCGGTTGGTTCAGGTCTATCGTTCAGCGGGCTGGTGGCAGCTTCGTGCGCAGCGGCGTCGATGGGTGAGGCAGCAGCAAGACGCGCCTTTACGGATGGAGAGTCAGGGTGGCCGATGTAGTGCTCCCACAGATCGACTCCTTGGGTGTCAAACTCATGCGACGGCTTGATGCTCTTGTGTTCACGCATCCGCTTGTCACGATTGATCTCAAGCAGCTCGTAGGCCTTATCGTCGCGAACGACTACCGTGTCCTTGAGCCTTGCTAGGTCAGCTTTTTGGGTCGCAGTTCGGGCCTCCGTCTCAACCTTATTTTTGGCAACGCTTTCGAAATACTCATGCAGATCCTTAACGCCGAAGGCCTTTGGATTCTCAGCGATGCGCCGGATGCCATCTACCGAACTTCCGGTGCTTTTGGAATAAGCGGCAATCTGTTCATCTGTCAGGGCTTGGGCTGCAGGCTTTGGCTTTGCGCTCTTCGCAGCTTTCGACTGTGGTGCGGCTGCTGTCGGCTGCTGAATGTGCTGGGCCAGTTTCTGCTGAACACCTACGCCAAGATTCTTCCATTCACCATTTGCAACGTTGCGACGAAGAACACCCTTGATGTCGGTCTTGTCGGCAACGGCTTGGCGCTGCTCTTTTGACATCGATGACCAGGTGGTATCGAGCGAATCGGTGCTTGGAGCGGCAGCAGCTGTAGGCGCAGAGCTGGGAGCGGCTGCAATGGTCGAAGATTGTGAGGCGGTTACTGCTGGTGCTGCGGGTGCGGCTTGTGGCTGAACCTGTGCAAGTTCGGCTTCGGCCTGCTGTCTTGCTGCCATCATTCGAGATGTCCAGCCAGAACCCTTTGCCAGCTGGCGCAGGTAGTCGATCTTCTGGGTCAACACCGCTGCGCGCTCTTCGGGCGACGGCTGGGCCTCGATGATCTCGCCAGTTTCGGCGTCAATCGTGGCACCTGCCGGTGCTGGCTTTTGAGACTTCTCGGCGGGCTTCTTCGCATTCTGCTCGGCAGCATCAGCAGCCTCAAGCATGAGCGATTGTTGAGCCTGCTGCTTGTGGGCACCGCTATCAACTGCCAAAGCAGCTGCTGAAGACATTGGGCCAGCCGCAGGGTTGAGGCCCATGGCCTGCGATTCGGTTTGTCTGGTAGGTGCTTGCGCGCCTTCGATTGGCGTGCGATCAAACACTTCACCGCGAGCGATGCGGTCACGTCTTGCCTCTTCGGCACGCGACTGCTCTTGAATCTGAAAATTGCGGTCGTCAGTAGTGAGAGCTTCGCCGTTAGGACCAACCTCGATGACAGGTGCAGGCAGAGCCAAAGGGCTGCGCTGTTCGTCAGGAATCTGTTGAGTCGGTGGAACCGGTGTGATATCGGCCACTTCACCGCGAGCGATGCGGTCTTGGCGAGCGGCTTCTGCCTGCAGTGCGGCATTGCGGTCGGCAGACGTGAAGGCTTCACCATTGGGGCCAACGTCGATGGTTGGAGCAGGAAGCGCAAGAGGCTCGCCCTGTTGGGGTGCTGTAGCTTGTTGTTGAGTCGGCTCAACCGGTGCAGCTTCAGCGGCACGGCTACCACCATGCATTGCGCCTGCAGGGCCACCCATCGCCATACCGGCAAGAGTGCCCATCACCACAGCTTCGTCAACGCCCTCGCTCCACGGTTTGCCGGTTGCCAGGTTCTGGATCACTTGCTCTGAGAACGACTGAGGAAGCTCTTCAAGGAAGCCTTCAGAGATGGCACCCTCGATAACTTTGCGGGGGATGCTTTTTGCAGGAGCGGTGGCAAGTTCGCTGCCAATCTGCTGGCGAGTTACGCCACCTGCAAGCATGGTGTCAACGTCACCAATGCCAAGCTTGTTAGCCAAGCGACCACCGGCATATCCAAACAAGCCACCCAGAACGCCAGTGGCTACTGCTGCGCCAGCTTGCCCAGCGGTGAGAGATCCATCGTCGGATTGCTGGCGAATGCCTTCCGCCTGCTGGCCAGACATCACCGCGCCTTCACCTGCAGCACCAGCGATGACCGGCGCAATACGGGGTGCAATGGCAGTCACACCGCGACCGATAGCGCCACCGGCCAACATAGACGGGGCAGATTCCGCCACGGTATTGGCGATGAGCGAAGGGTTCTTGAGGGCAACACCAGCCTTGTCGATGATCCCGTCAGCGTCTTGAAATTGCTTCTGCTGATCCTTGTACTGGTCGGTGTGAAGCGTGTTCAGGAACTCGCGCGCCTGCTTTGGCCGAAACCCTGCACTGCCGCCTTCATTCTCCAGAAACTTGCCTACAGCTCCACCAGTTGGGATGTCAGCCAGACCTACAGCCGCTTCTGGTACAGCCACCGCGCCACTAAGAAGCGATACGCCAAGATCCTGAGCATGACCGAGAACGCCCTTTGCTTCGGGCTCGGTTTTCCCGCCGAAGTCCTCCCATGGATTCGCGCTCGATGCGGCAGGCTGCGGTTGCGAAAATGTTTCCCAAGGCTTCTTGTCGGCCATTAAATCTTCTCCCAGTTCTTCTGATCGGCAGGATTACCGCCTTTGAATTTGTAAGCTCCACGCTGTTCGCCAACCTGCGGGGGTCGCTGACCGCCACCCTGTTGAGGCTGCTGCATGAACGTACCGGTTTGGTTGTCCAAGACCATTGAAGGACGAGTGACCGACACCCCATCCACGATCTCTTGACCACCAGGCACAACGGTGAACTTGTTCGGGGCTTCTCTTCCGCTAAGTTCGCGAATCTGCTGGGCGATGGCTGTGCGCTCTTCAGGTGCTGCCGCTTCATATTTGGCGTAGAGCTTTTCCTGACGAGCAAGGGCGCGAGATTGAAAGCCGCGAGCCTCAAGATCACCCGCAACCTTTTGCTGCTCGATGCTGTTGTTTGCAGCTGCACGAGAATTCGCGCCCGACTCCTGAATCGCTGCCCGCTCGTTCGCACCAGACTCGCGCAGCTGTGCCTGTGCCAGCTGGCCGCTGTTGTTTTGGTCGTTGACGTAACGGGCGGTCGAGTCACGGTTTTCGCCGTCAAGCGTATTGCGCATCACGTTCAACTGGTTCGCGGTGAGCTGGCCGTTTGGCGATCCACCATAGGGAGTGCTCGCGGCATTCATGAGCTTCTGGCGGTCAGAATCAGCACGAGAGCTGTCACCAATCACGGTGACGCTTGGGCCACCACCAGGAGTGAACCCTGCTGCAGCTGGTTGCGGTGCGGCTGCAGCTGGCTTGTCTCCCGGAGTAACCATGTAGCCGCCTCTTGATTGAGGCTGGCCGTTGATCGTGAAGCCTTCGGTGATGTTGGAGCCAGAGTAGCTGTTGCCAACGCGGGTGACGTTGTTCCCTGCTTGCGAGGTGAAGCCTGCGGGGGCTATCTCGCTGGATGCGGGAGTCTGAACAGACTGCTGAATAGGCTGCTGAGCTGGAGAGACTGGCGCAGCTGAAGCTGGGGTTGCCTGAACTGGTGGCGCTTGAACAGGGCTGGCAGCTGGAGCTGAAGGCTTTGCGGCATCAAGGCCGAGATCGTTGCGCATGTCAGTGCGGGATGTCTTGAACCCCTGACCAACCTGCTCAATACCCTGCTTTGCGGTGTCGGCAGCAGCAGAGAAGAACTTGCCATTGCCGCCAGCGCTTTTGGCAGGATCGGCATCCAGCAGGGAGTTGCGCGCGTCATAGCCCGCATCAATCAAGGCAGCAAACGGCGCGGCGACAGTGCCGGCAGCAGCTTTGAGAGCACCGGCACCCATGTCGGCATTGAGGTATCCAGTACCAGGAGAGATCGTGTTCTGTACTTGTCTGGCGAGAGCGCGCTTGTACTCGTCATCGTTGACGGCCCCGCCATTCGCAAAGAACAGCTCTGGCTCATCGCCTTCAGTTTTGGCTGAATTCGGCTTGAACCCAAGGCCACCATCAGCCTGCTGGCCTACCGGTGCGTGGGTCGCATCTTTGACTTGGTTGAGCGCCTGAACGCCAACAGCGTGAACCTGCTCAGGTGGCAGCTGGTACTCGCCATCACTGAGGTTAACGGGAACGCTGCCACCCATTCCGGCAAGAGCTTGCTCACCGAGCTGGGCGGTAGAGTCGGCAGGCATGATGTAGCTGCCTTCCGGCACTTCCGCCTTGATGGAGTCAGATGTGCCTGTACCGGGGCCACTTACACGGCCCCCATTTGCTAGCTTCTGAGGTTGAGTGCGCTTAGCACTCGCTTTGAATCCGTGCATGGGTCTGCCCCTGTGATGTGCGACTTGAACCGGTACATCTTCCGGTTCGTGGCATCACAGAGCCAGCCCTACAGGGTGGGCATCGGGCGTCTGGTTACGGGGTTTGAAGCACCTCAACATCAAGCTGAGCAACGCCATCGTATGCAACGTGAATCGCATCAACAGAAATGTTGAGGATCGACGCATAGTCTTTGGCAGAAAGATCGACTACTCCATCGGTGACAGCGTTGAATCTTGTGCCGCCTTTCACTCTTGCGGTCACCGTAACGTTGCCAGATGTCGAACCCTTGAATCTGATCAGGGTTTTCGAATAGGTGCCCTTTCCTTTCAGAAAGATATCCTTGTTTGCGCCGACATTGGTGGCGTTGGTTTGGGCTTCATAACTCATAGCGATATGCTCCGTAGAATGTAAGTGGTTAAAGAACTGTTTTGCAGGTAAGGAGCCGAGTCGTTGTCGGACGGCACCCACTCGATTGCACCGCGAGTCACGCCTAGCTTGCCGGAATTTTTGTAAATGGCATTGCGTGGCGCCAATCCAGCGCGAATATAGTCAGCAACATCATCAACGGTTAGGCCGGTGATCAGTGCGGGATCTTGCTTGCCCGTGGCAGGGTTATATCCATTTACGCCATTGATTAAAAACTCAATGGTTTCTTCGTAGCCAACTTTGCCGTACAGAGCACCCCATTTAACGATGCCGCGCTTAACATCGACAAAGTTTGGCGGTGGAGGGTTGATCCAATCATTTTGACCAAAGCCAGGGTCGCCAATGTTCATGGTTGTGCTGACAACATTGAAGTACACAAACGCGGGGTCTGGGCTAACGTTGCAGTAGGAATTAAAGTCAAAGCCTGTGACTTGATCAGCTCCCGCCGTCTCGAAGTTAAAAACGCGAATATTAGGGTTTCCGCTTGGATTGGAATCGACGTAGTAAATTGAGGACCACATCTCCAGTGTTGCGCCGTAGAACGTCCCGCTCCCCTCGTTTCGGATTAATCCGTTTGTAGGGTGATGCATTTCGGAAATAACGATAGTGCCGTTATTGATCTTGTAGGTGCCGCCTCGCGGGCTGGTTAGTGCGTTGAATACACCAGAACCAAGGCCGTCGATAATTACCGGCCTATTCAGTATTACCGTGCGACCATCAAGCGCGTTGAAATAGTCGCCCGCGTCGTAGGTTCCAACGAATGGCAGCTGCTCCCATACGCAATCATTCCATACGCCATCCCAATTCCAAAATGGTTTTGGGTTGTCGTTGTCGCCAGTGATTACGGTAAAGTTGATTGGTATTCCGCCACTTGGCGCACCGTTCGTTGCGCCAAAATTTCCAACGTGGCGCACAAAAAGATTGTTCCATGCGGTCTTTGGGTAGTTGTGGGCCTTCAGCTGTATGCGATCAAGGTAAATGTACTCAGGGCTAAATGAATCCACCTTGTCCACATACAGGCTCAATGATGTTGAGGTTTGGTTGTGGGCCGAGAAAGTGCAGCGCTTGAAGGATCTCGCCCCGGTGATCGGCTCGTCACCGGGCCAGCCCCATCTCAGGCGGGAAACCATCGGCTCGCCGTCCTGCGATTCGCGAGTAGCGGTGCATCCTCTGAAGTCACAATCCTCAATGGAGATGTCTGAGGCGTAGTGAATCACGCCATCGTTGGTCACAAAGCCGCCATTGAATACGCAGTTCTTAAGGCGCAGGCTATTGCCGCCAAAATAACTACCGCCAATACACCAATCGACCCCCGTGCAAACAAAGAACTCAAGGTCACAGTCTGCATACATGGCGGTGCCATCAGGCGCGCCAACGAAGGTATGTGCCCCTGAGTTCTCTACCTCAAACAGAGCTGTGTAGCTGCCATTGATATGAGAAATTCGATTGTGCGGTGCTCCACCGAAGTAGTCGTACTTGATTGGGTAGCCGTTAAGATCCCAAATCACTGCGCCGTCTACGGTAGAGTTGTTCCAAGCCCCGTGTGCCCACTCTCCAAATAGCTTGAGGCTTGAGCCGGGCTTCCATGTGATGTGAGAGCGATTGCTGTCATCCGAGCCAGCATCTGTGATACCTCCAACCAACCAGGCATAGTTTGCGGGAACCTCAAGGGCATACGGCCCAAGGATCGCCTTGTCTGTTTGCCCAGGTACGCCAGCAGGGTTCCATATGGCTGGATTGGTGAGAACCCCAGCTGCTATTTGAGTGCGGTCAACCATTCGATACCTCCGTTAGTAGTTGTAGTTGTAGCTGGTGCCAGTGCTGGTCGATTTGCTTTCAGACGAATTGGCGCTACCAGATCCGCTGATCGATGCAGAGACGTGAGCAGCTGACATAGCTCCCGATGCAAGCTGTGCCGTGTATTGGCCAATAGCCTTGCTTGCATCCAGCGCAATGTTCGCCTGCTGAACGGCGTTCTGCATCTTGGATGAGTACTCGGTCACCTGCAACTCAGCAAATGCAATGTTGGTGCGAGTGGTGCTGTCTGCGAATCTGGATTCCATTTCGGCGCTTGCGATATTGGCATTGGCGCCTGCCTTCCATCCTTCAATGAGCGACCGGTAAACCTCTGTCCCGTATTGAACCTCGCGCAGATTGGCGTCAATCTTTGCCTTGAATCCATCGACATCAGCCAAATATTTGGCAACCTTCGCCCGCGCACCCTCAATTTGAAGCTGTGCCGCCTTGACCTTGATATCCGCTTGGCTTGATAGCCCTTGGACGGTAGCCGCGTAGGCCTTGGCCTGTGTGTCGTACATACCAGCCTTTGCCGCTTCACCCTTGATGCGCGATTCATAGGCGTCGAACTTCAGCTTCTCGGCATTGATCTGCTCACCAAAGGCTTGCACTTCTGAGCGGTAGGCGTCGAACTGGTTCTTGATCGTCTCGGCGCGAACTTGCGCACCTTGCACCGTTGCCTTGTAGACCTCAACAGCAGACTGAACAGCGTCAAGCTTGGCCTTGTAGACCTCAACACGCTGCTGATTGATCTGACCGATAGCGACTTGGCCCTCCACCGCCGTTTTGTAGGCGGTGAGCTTGGATATCGCGCCATCAAGCTTGGTGCGATACACCTGCGCCAGCGTGGCAAAGGCGCTGTTCTGCGCATTGAAGAGCGAGATCTGGGCATTGAAGACGTTGATGCGAGCCTCAGCTTCGAACTTGGCGACCTCGAACAAGCGCTTGACCATGTTCTCAAACATGTTCGTCGTCAGCTGCTCAAGAGCCATACCCTGCTGAACCGCAAAGCGTAGGTTTTCAATTTCCCACTTCGCAGCCTCCACCATGATGTCGCGGTTCGTCTCAGCCGCTTTGAGTCGGCCCTGCTCGCGAATGACGTTGGCTTGCTTGACCAGCATGCCAGGAGGCATGGAGAAGTTGCGCCCAGCCCAAACATCAACAGCCTCTTGCACAGTCCGATCTGTCTCTGCGCGATCGCGTTCACGAGCGCGGGAAAAAAGCGCGTCTTCCACTGCTGGCGGCAAGCCGGTGCCGCCGCTCATCATGCTGATGACCTGTGCCTTCAGCTCATCCAGAACCTCAGATACATAGACCGGGTTGGCCCAGTTGATGAACACGCTCGGGATCGTGATGCCGGCAGTGGATGGGGCCACCGCATCGAAAGTAGGAAGGTCTGGAAACTCAAACGCTGGAATGTTCAGCTTCTCCAGTCCTTCCATGTCTGGCAGCGTGATGTTGGGTGCATCAGGCAAAACGATGGTGGTGTCAATCGTTGGTCGCAAGGGTGCATCTATGCTGGCCAGTGCCGGCGCTTCAGGGATGTCAATTGCGAACACCTCCGGTGCCGTTGGCATCGTGCCTATATCGATATCGAGGTTTCCAAAATCTATCTCGAATCCAGGCGGCTCCACCGGCATTCTCAGCGGCGTAGCCGAATACACTGGAATAGAGCCAAGCGCGATAGAAGGAGGCTTGGCTGTTGGAGCTTGAAGCCTTGTTGGCGGCTGAATCTCAGCCACCTTGATGTTGCCAATGTTTGCCAGCGCTACAGAGAGCTTGTTGCTGTAGTTGTCAGCCATGGCCGACATCTCATCAATGGTCTGGGTTACGGTCGATACCGCCTGCCCCAAGATGCTGTCAGGTGCAATGCCCATTAGATTCTCCGTTTGGTAGGCGCCGTCTCGACGCTTAGATCGTTGATGGTTGCGTGCTTGCCAACGATGCGCACCTCAAGGCTGAAGTGACGCCCGCGCAGGCCGCGACCGAAAGTGAATCGACCGCTTGTTAGTTCCTGTGAAGCTTCTGGCGGCAAGATATACGTGTATGTCTGTGCGTTACCGCTCTGAGTTTGCGTCACGTCCATCTCAGATGTTCCGTCCAGCTCGTACTCCATGAAGGCATAAAGCGGATGGACCAGGGCACCGCGACCGAGATCAAGCTTCCCGGTTCGCAGGCTTGCGGTGATGTCTTCATCGCCACCTGAAAGAGCGAATACGCCGTCCAAGTTTGATCCGTATAGAACACCACCAATCACGGCCAATGAGGTAAACCCATAGGGGGAATAGCGGCTCATTGCCCAGTTGACAGAGTTCGCTGTCCACGCCTGACCGAATACGCCATCACCATGAATCACCTCATCGCTGATGATCGCGCCATCCTTGATGAGATTGATGGCTGTGAGCAGGCCTGTAGTCAAGTCGCTTGCGTGGGCGACTTCCTTGATCAGCATCGCGCCAAGCTGAAGGGCTCCAGTGGTGAAGTCTTCAATCTGGAATGCGTCGGTAATCAGGACCGCTGCACGCAGCTTGCCAGTGGGTATGTCGCCGGCAAGGGCTGATTCCACGACAAGAGTGTTTGCGGCTTGGAAGGCACGATCTGAAATGCGAGCAGCATCAAGCACTGTTGAGACGGCGCTGCGCTGCCCAATGATCGTGTCACTGATCGCAGCGGATTCCCTCACCATTGACAGGAGGTTGTCTGACACCTCATCAGCAGCGGTGGCCGACTCAGTTGTTACTGAGCCAACCCTTTGGAAGAGCTGTTCTGTCACCAGCAACGAGTCTCCAAAGAAATTGGAGAGAGCGGCCTGGTCGATGACCTGATCCGCGATCTGGGCAGACTCTTCAGTAAGAACCACCCGTTTGTCGAGCACTTCATCTGCCGCCAAGGCCGAAGCCGAGTGCATGACCAAAAGGCCAAACAGAACCGCATCAGCGATCTTCGCGGCCTCCTGAGCAAGCCCCGTGATCATTGAAATAATAGTGTTACTCGCCACGGCGGTTTCTTGCGTGTCGTCCCGGTAGCTAGCCATTGATAACCCCTATGAAGTGGTGGGCTGATTTGTTGTCAGCAAGAACGGTGTAGCCCCAATGCTTGCGGGTTCCATCTCTTTCAATGCCCTCGCTTGTGCTCACGTACTCTGATTCGCCAATGCACACGCGCGCAGCATCGTCGTAGTAAATAAATCCAAACTGTGAAGGCGAAGACACAAAGAATGCAGACGGTGGCGGCAGGCTGAACGGCGTGTAGAGCTTTTCGTCAATGCTGAAATCCATTCGCCCGCTCTCCTTGGCAGAGGCAAACGTAGTCTTTGTATAGACCGGAAATGATGGTGCGCCACCACCTCCGCCAAGCCTGTATTCGTTCTTGTGCGGATGAATGAGCCAGGTGTAGTCGGCAGGAAATCCGCTCACCCATGAACCTTGGTCGGCAAAATCGCTGCAGCCGCCACCAGCATAATGTTCCTCTTCAACCCAGACGGGATCTGCATTTTTTGGGAAAGGCTTGCCGCTCATCTTTGTGAGCCCGCCTGACCAGTGAAACACAAAGTCGTACGTCCAAAATCGATACGACCACGGGTCTGTTATCGAATCCCTGCCCGATGACTCGGTTCTTTCTTGGCCCGTGTCGAAGTCGCGCATGCCGTGATGGATTGCGTCACGACAGAAATACGGAATACACAGCGCGACCGTCTTCCCTCTGCCTTGCGTCTTCACGGTTTTGATGACGCGGCCAAAGTACCGGTTTCGAAACATCGTGCCAGCCATTTGGAATGGCCCATCAAACTGAAACAAGGGCTGGGTGTCGTAACCGAGATCCTTGCCAGTGATGTGAGTCGTTGTGTAGTTGGCCGCAATCTCTTCGCGCTCATCAAAGTCGCTGGTGTAAAAGTTGCCTGCGATATAGGACGGTGAGTTTGTTCCTACCGCCGTCCAAGAGCCAACAATCATGCACTCTTCAAAGTCGCTCTCGATGCCGGGATTCTTTTGGCGATCCTCCCGAAAATACTTCGCAACCTTCAGCTGATCACCGCTGTAGTAGCCAAACATGATCGTGTCTGATCGGGGGTAGCTATCCTTGAACCGGCCATTCTGCAGCGGCGAGAAGTCGAAGGAGACACACCCGCCAACGGAAGGCTCAGGGAACTTGATTTGAGGCTGACTGAAGAAAAGGTTGCCGTGGTACAGGCAACCTTTGCCGACAGGGTTCATGCTTCCGGTATGGTCTGCAATAGGGTCAGCCTCATAGGCATCCCAGTAGGCAGCTTCGCCGGGGCCAGAGCCGTTTGCTCTCGCCAGAAGCGCTTCAGTGCCAGCATACGCAAGCTTGAGCTTGATGGCATTGTTGCGTGGCGTGTTCCCCGTTAATTCGGCGGACAGCTTCGCCAGATAATTTTTGATGCGATCCACATTGCTTGAGCTGCCGGATGGTGGCGGCGGCTCTTTGATCGGGCCAAGCTTGAGCTGCATCTTGAAGGCCGACCCATAGGCCAGCCCAACAGCTTCGTCATACTCGTAGGCAGTGTTGAAGCCCTCGGTGCCCGTGGTGTTGAATGACCAGCCACAAGTGCTCGCATACATCAGCATGTCGTAAAACATATCGGTTTCGCACAGCTTGATGATCACGCCAGCGCGGCGCCATGTTTCGAAGTCGCTCCCATTTGAAGGGAATGGCTCACCCGAAGGCATCCCGCCAAATCGATCTAGGATCGTCAGAATCTCAGTGTCATCAACCTCTTCGATGTAAGCGCGGAACACATCGGTTGTCGTTGCAGGTATGAGCGGCAACGGCATTGCGTAAACGCCTCGTTGATCAATTCTCAGAAGCCAAGGCTTGTCGGTGCTGTCAAACGAAACCGCGTTTGTGTGAGCGGCCTTGTAGTCGTACTGATACTTCCCATCTATTGGCGGAAGTCCTGTGTAGCCCGGCAGTATGGTGCCCTTCTCCTGCAGCTCTTTCTTGATGGCAGTGGCCATGGACGCGGGGATCAGCATGCGTGCGCGCTCAATACGGTCCTCTGGAAGCTGATCGAAATCTTGCCGACCGTATCCGCCAACGATCTGCATCACTTCCGCCATTGCGCCCGAATACCAGGTTGGGCGCTGCTGGGCGTACTGCGTGACAATGAAGTTTTCGCTTGGCTCGGGCGGCTTGAACTCCTGCACGATATCGTTGTAATCGATGATGAATCGCTTGAGATGCACGCGCTCAGGCACCTTCGGCTTGTCTTCGTCGTAGCCCCTAATGCGCTCCCTTGTCATCTCTGAGAGCGTCATGCCGACACCATCGCCATCGCGAGGGATTACGGGCTCTGTAACAACGCCAGAAAAGAGCATGGGAATGTAGGCAACAGCATCCGTGTATGCCTCTTGGCTTGAGGTTTCGGTCTTGTAGGCCATAACACGAAACACGCCGCCCATGTCTTGAGCCACAACATAGCCACCATCCGGCAGGGCACGAACCATCCTCAGACTAGCTAGGTCTGACTGCTCTTTGTAGTTGGTGAGCCTGCGTGCAAGTAGCTCGACGGCGGCCTCATCTCTCGAAGTCAGCGCGCCGCCATAGACCACCAGCCCGTGAGGGCGTGGCGTGAACACTTGTTTTAGACCGTCAGGCTGAGACGGTAGCCGATGTCGTAAACGTCACCATCCTGGAACACGCGAGCTGCAGCGTACTTCGTTGCAGAAACGAGTGCGCCAGTGGTGCCGCCTCTTGCGTTGTTGGTGAGCATGGCTGCACCGGTAACGTTGAGCTGGCTGGCTGTTGCAATAGTGACTCTGGCAGCAGCAGCCATGTTATCGATGGAGCCTGTGGTGGTGTTTACTGGCGTCCACACGGGGCGTGTTGGGCTGGTGTAGCCCTCAGTCATGCTCACGATCTCGTTGGCTGTGGCTGCAAACGATGCTGCTGTCCAGTTTGCTGCAGGGGCAGTGGAACCGGAAAACAGGGCAAGGTAGTAGCCAGCAGGCTTGGCAGTGGTGCCAAGTGCAACGTTCAAGATATGAGACAGGCCTTCAGTGACAATGAGGTTAGGGGTCTGTACCCACTCACCGCCATTGATTCGTTCGAAGTACGCACCGGACGCCTTGACGCCCTGCAGCGGGAAGAAAATGCCACCATCGGTGACATCGTAGTTTTCGGCCTGCAGTGCAGCGGCCAGTTCTTTGCGCAAGTTCATAGGGACTCCTAGTGGTTCCTATGGCGCACTCTTGCGCACCAACGATTGGCCCCAAATGGGGAAGATGGAAATTTATACTACAACAGTCATCACACGCTCACCAATCACTACAGAGGTGCCGCTGTTCGCCGTGATGCCGCTCATGACGCCTCCATGCAGTTCGATGGTCTGCCCGCTGGCAGAGCCGACCACGTAGCCGTTGTCCGATAGCCACAAGGCCGAACCCGATCCGCCCTGCGACAGTTCGCCACCCAAAGTTGCAGCATCAACCAAAATGGCGCTTCCCGGTACTGGAGCATGTGCCGCCTTGCGCTGCATGTTCAGGTTGTCTGGCGTCTCGCCGGCAAGAAATGCAACGTGGTCAACTTGGCCAACCCAGATGCCGCCGTCTACGGGCAACACAAAGGTGATCCGCTGCGGCATTTGAACGAATCCATGGCGCTCGTCGTGAATGTGATAGGCCAAGGCCTCTGAGAATCGAAGCACGTTGCCGCGAACCGTCAGCAGGCGACCGCGCCAGTACTTCAAATATTGGCCGGTAGGCATGGGGCTCATGTACTGGAATTGAGCCTTAGCTCCCAGCGCGGGCAGCAGCGTGATGTCAACGGTGATCGTCGATATAGCGTAATCCTCTGCTCGCGCCAACTCTCCGCCGTTCGGCTTGGTAAGGTAGAGCCGAACATGGGTGATCGTGCTATCAAGGCAAAGCGGGAACGTTACCGACAGCGAGCCATTGGCCTCTACCTGAACGGTCTTCATCTCAGAAGTTGCCGACACCATGGCGCCACGCATCCACGCAATAGCAACACCGTAGGCACCAGAGGAAAGAGAGCCATTGCCAGTCGTCACAAGTGGTGCGGATGGGGTTTCGATCACCAATCTCTGCGCAACCATTCCGTTGTAGGTGTAGATCCCCGCTGGCCCAGCAACGCACACCAGGTTGTTCAGGATCTCGTGTGACACATCACCAGTGCCTATGGTGGACAAGGTCTGGGCGCTCCATGTGAGCGGGTCAACGTGAACCCAATTGCCCGCAAACGTGGCGAAGACATCGCCGTGCAGTGGGCTCTGCCATAGGTTCCCGTATGGGATGTCTGACACCTTGTCAACGGCTGGGCGCAGTGCGACCTTTCCTGCCGGTGTGATATCGAGGTTCACCGCATCCCGAACCTGCAGCTTGGTGTCGTCGCCTCCTGCGTAGAGGGCGGCATCCTCTTTCACTGTGTTCATGCCGGTCACCGGCATCAATCTCACGTTTGTCATTAGAACGCCCCTTTTCTGTGCTGATCCGAATTGCCGTCTGGCCGGATGTATTGTGTGTGTAGCTTGATGTTATGCACGCCAACCATGCCGGGGATAGCGCCCTGCGGGTAGAGATGCTGTGCTGGCTTGACCACTGTGCTGGGTGAGCCAAGGCGAACGATCATGCGCTTCTTGAACTCCGTATAGTCGTACTCGCAAATGAAGGCGTCAAACCCTTGAATCTCCGCCTGCCGTACGCGGTGAGAGATCCATGGTTCACCGTAAAGGCTTAGGTCAGAACCTACCGGATACCAATGCACGGGAGGGCCAACCATAAGCGCATTTTTCCCGCCCTCATGCAGAAATCTCTGCCCCAAGAACCCTTGCGGTTTCAGCTCGCGATTGAACAGCTCAATCCTTTGCTGTGAAGGTGTTGGTGGAGGTATTGCTGGGATGTACGCTCTCTGTGGGCCGTCTGGAGCTTTGATGGCTAGCGATGCCTCTTCGCTGACAAATGACATATCTGTTGAGTCGAACTGCTCAAGCACGCGGCCCGCTCCGCCATTTATCACGCTCCAGCCAGTACGGAATGCCGAGTAGCCGTTAACCCGCAAGTACTGTCTTTTCAAATAGCACGTTGGCCGGTAGAACAGCGCCATGTCCGTGCCATACGGGGCGATGCCTCGCCTATTAAGCGTCACAATCACATCACCGAACTTCGCCTCAGATTCAATGTTGTGCCACTCAGTGTTGTTGTGGTTTGACTTCGCCTGATCGGTCACAGGCAGGCCGGCCCAAATGGTGTGCGGCGAAACCCGTGGCTTTCCATAACCAAGCGTGGAGATGATCCCCTTGGGCTGGATTCGGTTCACGGCTAGGCCTATCGACGGCGTGCCGACCACGAACTCCTGATAACCAGGCTCCACGCGAATGGTGTTTGCAGTGATCCGCGCATCACCAAACTTCGTCTGTGGCGCAGGCGATAGGACGTACAAAACCAGCTGGTTTATGTTTGGCCTAGGCACGATGCCGGGCTTCTCTCCCATGGGGATGCCGTAGCCTTCCTCCATCAGCTTGCCAAGATCATCGAACCTGCTCATGGTGACGTACTGAAGCGAGTACGGCGGGGCACCGGTTCTCACAACGGTCAGCTTGTCGCCAAACACCATCGCCCTGTAGCCAGTCATGTGAAGGGTGCGATCCCTGTCAGCGATGTCCACCTTCCCAAGCAGCACAGAGTCACTGCCGCTCGCATAAACATGGCGCCATTGCGTTCTAATGGCAGGCTGGCCCATATCTTCAGAGTTTCGCCCACGGTGGTGAAGTTCGGGCGTCACATTGTGAACCTCAGAAACACCGAAGAAGTCGCGTAGCGGCCATCTCGGGGTGACGATATTCTTGTGTATCGAGAGCGATGGCGAGCCAAAACCGGAGATGTCGAAGCCTACGTGGTCTACATATCGCGTATAGAGGCCGACCATCGGCAGGCGAATGATCGGCGGTGCGATGGAGTAGCGGCTATCCAGTTGAAGCGTGCGGATGCGGTCTGCCACCATCGGATAACCAACCGCAGTCGCCTGAAACCCTCCAATCCAGTTGAAATATCTGCGCGTGTTGACCACGGACGGGCGGCCCCAAAGCGTGGCCGAGTATCCGCTTGGAGCCATCACGAACGCGTCATTGTGAACGCGCGACCAGCCGCTCAGGTATGGCGATTCCACTCCCTGAATAGCAACATGGCGGATGCGGTACGCCACCATGCCAGCCTTTGGAGCTGATGGATATTGGATGCCCACTGGCTGAAGCAGTCGCGCATGATTGTCTAGGGCGCTGTATCCGAACTTGGTTGCGGTGAAGCCTGACGCGCGAACAGAGCGAGATCTGTTCTCGACCAGCGTCCACTGTGGCCACGCTGGAGGCACAAGCCCGTTCGCACCATCGAAATACTGGAGGATGTACTGCCTCAGATTGAAGAAGCGTGCAGTGCCATAGCCATCGATAGCACCAAGGAAGCTGTTTGGTTTTACGATCTGCTTGCGGTTGAACACCAGAGGCCAGCCGACAGCGCCAGAGAACCCAATGGCGTACACCGCTTGGATCTCAGGAATGATTCGCGCACCGAACCTGGTTGCGTCAAGACCGTTGGGGCGGATGTACCTTGTTCCGCCAACCATGTACCGCGCTGGAAACTCTTCCCAAATACTAAGGGGATGCAGAAATCTTCGCGAGTAGGTCAGCTCTGCATTGCCATACGCATCGCTTGCACGGCCTTGGCCCAGCACGGCTCTCACATAGCGCTCTACTCGCGGCAACCCTATCTCATATTCGCTGCCAGAGCTGGCACCTGTGATCAGGCGAGAACTGAGAGAAACCGTTGGGTCACCAAGTGCCTGGGAGTCCTTGCCCTTCTGCTCAACAGCGCGGACTCGGTACGTCACGGAAACGTCCCCATACACCGCCGCGTTGAATCCAATCGGGGCGAACGATGGCGTTTCGGTCAGTGCAGCCTGACCGAATGCTCCCTGCAAGAAACCTCTCGCGGCTACATATCGAATCCTGAAGCTTACGAGCGGGATGCCAGCGCTGAACGAGCTGATGCCTGCGAACACAAGCGAAGGCGTCTTGTTGGCTATCGATGCCGTGCCAATGGCGCCCGCAGCCAATCCGGGAACAGGAAGGTAGCGGCGCGTGAGCCTTAGCACTGCCCAAGGCGAAAAGCTCTGCGCATCTTGGCCAACAGCATGGATGATGCGGCGCAGGCTTACGATCCGGCTATCCCCGAATATGCCAGTCTCCAGCAGGGATGGCGGCATCAGCTTGCGGGTTGGATCAAATACCCGTGGGTAGCCAGTCTCAAAGGCCGCTATCCCAGAGAGCTGTAGAAGCTTGTTCTTGAAGTCAATCGATGGATTGCCCAGCGCCATCATCTGGAACCCAAGCGGGCTGGGGTTGCGATGAACGTCTGGAGTGCCGAATGCACCGCCTATCCCTATCGGGTAGATGATGCTTGGCGAAACCCTTGGAACGCCTGCAATCGGTGCGCCGATCCCTGCTGCAACAAGTGTTCTATCGGCAGTGGTGTTGAGCGCAACAACACTGCCAAATTGCAGCATCGAAGAGCCGAAAGGAAGCAGGAATCGAACCCCACCAAGAACGTAAGGCTGGCCCACAAAGAGCGGGTTTGGCCAGACTGGCTTTAGGTATTGCCTGAAGTTGTAGACGTTTGTTGTGCCAAACCCTGTCGCAGCAATGCCTGCAGGAAGCAGCGCGACCGCTCTCTTCGTGATGGTTGGATTGCTGACTTGCCCAGAAGGTGGTGCTATGCCAATGCTTAGACTGACATAGCGAACATTGCCCTCAACATGGGGCGTGCCGAGCAGTGCAGCAACGAAACCAACCGGCCTGATCTGATACGGGGCAACAATCGAAGCCGTACCAAAGGCGGATGAGTTGCCACTGGTTGCACCAAGAACTCGACTGTAGCCAAGGGCGCCAAACTCCAGAACCGTTGACCCACCAGGTGGCGGAACCAATGGCTCTGCAAAGTTGAGAATGATGTTTGAACCGGGTGCTGGCTGGTATCCACCCGCAAGGCGAATTCTCGTGAGAGGAACCTGCTCGACCCCAGACCCGTAGTTGAAGAACCCAACAGGGCTTACGAACCTGCGCCACCGGACATAGGTTGGCGAGGGAACTACGCTCGAATCAAAGCCCGCGCACTGAACGCGCAGCGCAACTTTCTCAATTGTGGGAGCTTTGGTGTACCAGTTCGGGAATGCCGAATCACGCCAAGAGGAAGGCTTGACGAAGCGAGCTTGCGTGAGAGTCGGCTTACCTGTTGAGCCTGTGAGCCCAATGCCAACGCCAATAAGCGCAGGCTGATCCGCATTGAATTGCAGGCCTACAGCATCGCCAGTGGGTGGCGATAACGTGTCTTTGAAGTTGAGTGTTAGCTTGTCGCCAGGAGGCACCGCCATGAGGCCCCCTTACATTGGCACAGCATTTACGTGAGAGTAGATTACGCCGTTTTGTGTGCCGGTGTCATCAATACCGACCACCGTCCAAGGCCCAATCGCGAGGTTTCTGAACTCAAAGAGCCCGTCCTTCTGCGTGTACATCTCGCGATAAATGCGGCCATCCTGCTGATGATACAAGCGCACACGTCTTGCTACTGGATCTCCCAGCGACGTTGTTGATCCTGCAATTTTGTAGAGGCCACCGTGACACCAGTCACCGTAGTAGCGAAGACGATCACCGCTCTGAAGCTGCCCTGCTGGAGTGCTTGAGTCATACACGGGAGCGCTGGGCTGGCCGGGTGTTGTGTACGTGCGTGACGTGAGGATTCCGCCCGGTGAATAGTTGTGGATATCGATTGGCCCAAGTGCGCGAACGTCATAAATGCGGGAGCTGCTTAGTGTCCAAGCTGCTGTTGATGCATCAAACGAGTACGAGCGCTGCGTTGTCCATCGCACGTTATCGTCACTCCACTGGAAGTCCCATGACGTTGGCATCTCGGCAGCTCCCATGCCGCTAGCACCAGGCGCAAACATCACGATCTCTGCGATGTCTTTGTCGTTACCGGAGCCAAAGTCATACTTTAGCCATGGCCGACTGCCAAGCCCATCAGAACCAGCAAAGGCGAGTGCAGCCCAGCCGTTCCCAACTCCAGTATCGATGGTGAGCCCATCAAACGCTTTGGCGGCAGCGTATGAGGCGTTGAACACGGAGCTTGCGCTTGCTGTTCCACCAGTGGCTATGTTGGATCCGCCGATGGATGTGCGCATCTGCAGCTCACCAATGCCGCCATTCGCGCTAACAGCGGTCTTTAACAGAATTCTCCAGTATCGATGAGCCGCCATATCAGCTCCACTTGCCGTTTGAGTCGCCAGTGATGTCGAACATCAGCATCCCAGTGGTTGAGCCTGCTGAAGTGTTCTGACCCCACAACGCCAAGAACTTGCGCCCTGTGTAGCCATCCACGTTATCAATCGTGTCGAACTGGTTCAGAACGCGGCCCTGCATCGGCTCATAGATGCCGGGCATGCGACCCCGGAGGACTCCGCCCTGCATGCATTGGATCGGTGTCAGCAGGAATCCATTGTCTGGTGCATGCGGATACCCGAATATCCCCAGAGAGCCGAGCGCAAGCTGATCCCAGCCATGACCGATGCTCCCCATGATCGCAGCGCCCGAGACTTGGGTATGCGATCTGACGATGTAGCTGCACGCGGTCGTTGGGTTTGAGGTGCGCACCGTTGGGCAGAACACACCGTTTGCGTTCGAAGAACTCGTGGCGTCAGTTTGCTTGTTGGCAGCATGAGAGCCTTGGAAAAATGCGGTGTATGAATCGCTTGGGCGAGTCGAAATGATGTCACCGAAAGCGATCCACCATAGATAGCCGCCACTCGCCTGCATTGAGGTAGGCGATTGATCCATGCAGGCTTGAAAGTAGAAGGTCTTACCATCCGTAATGAGCACCCATGGACGGTTTGTGGCATCAGCTGTCGATGACTTGTATGTGAACAGGCCGGTTGCATACTGAACAGCCGTGGGGAACGGTTCAGATCCGGTGTCCACGTCACTCATGGTGAGATAGCCGCGAGTCTTCGCTTCCCTTGCAGCACCTGTCGTGCTGCCGTCATCAATGATCTGCAGGTATGGACGGCTTCCGCTGGTGTCTTTGGAGCGGTATGCGGCCTTGTTGGTGCCACTGAAAGCCTTGTCAAAGCCTGCAGGCGCGCGAATGACCGTCATAGTGCCAGTTGCAGGCGTTGTGGGCGAGTTCGCAACCGTGTAGCTGAAATGCGTGCCATCAATCACCGAAACAACCGCCTCGATGTTGTAGTCAGTCTGAGCTGAGCCAGCGATCAATGCTGAGTCGCCTGTAGTAAGACCGTGAGCTGCAGCTGTTGTCACGGTTGCAGTGTTGCTGGTGCGCGTGATGCCGGTGATGCTTACTGAGTTGTAGCCGTTGACCAGAATCGCATCAAGAACAGTGATGAGAGAACCGTTCTGGCCACGTAGATTCGGGGCGCCTGCTTGGCCCGCGTGAAATACCTTGATAGCCATATCAGCTCCACTTGCCGTTGACGCCGGTCAGGTCAACATAAACCCCGCCCACGTAGCTTGAATTGGAAGTTCCACAACGGATATAGGCAAACTGCCTTCCTTCGCGGCCCACGATGTTAGTGATGATCTCTCTGTTGGAGTGAACAACGCCTACACCGCACTCATAGATTGGAAGGACACCACGCAGGACGGCACCTAACGTACTGGTTTCGTACACCGACACCTGAGCAAGCTGGAATCGGTTGGTGTTGCCTTCTGGGAACATCAGTCCACCCGAAAAGCCCATGGCTATGGTCTGCGTGAAGCTCATGCCGAGATGCGAGGTTGACCAAACTGGAATCGCCGCACCTGTGTAGCGTCTTGCTAGTGCATTCCAGCCGCCAGAAGTGTTGGGGCTGGGGCTTGTAGCTCCACCTTGAACAGTCAGCCCGCAATTGACCGCTGCCGTGTAGCTTGTGCTGCCACTGCTTAGGCCGCTGCAGATCGTGGCGTATGCGTCTGGTGCTGGTGAAAGCAGGTCGCCAAACCCAAGGAGGTAGCTGTAGTTCGAAACGGCTGTTGGGCTCGTGATGCCTTGATCGGGATGGAACGACATGAGGAATGTCTTGCCATCGGAGTAAATTGACCAGTGCCTAGCCGTCGAATCAAGTGCGCTCGACTTGCAGATGTACTCACCAAACACACCGGCTGCGATGATGGTAGGAAACGGGTAGTCGCCATCATCAAGGCCGCGCATGTTCTCGTAGCCACGCCATCCAGCGTAGCGAGCGCTCTGCCCGTTAGGACAGTCAGCGATGTCGTTGACCTGTAAGAAGTGACGACGAGACGTGATGTCGTTAGACCGGTACACGCCTCGGTTCGTATCAGAGAATGCCTTGGCAAATCCAGCTGCTGCACGCTTTGTGGTGATGGTGCCAGTGGCTGGAGTAGTTGGCGTTGCAGAGCCGATGTCGAACGTGAACACCGTGGCGCTTACGTAGGTTATTGGCCATTCGCCGTTGTAGGCTGCTTCAACCGCTCCAGCGATTGTGCAAATGTTGCCAACACCGCCCTTGTTCCACCAGTTGGTAGCCGGGTTCTCGTAGCCATGGGCTGTTGCCGTGGTCACAGTGACCGTTGACCCGGATCGAAGGATCGATGAGACGTTAACCTGGTTGTAGCCGTTCACTAAAACAGCATCAAGCACGGCGATGAGAGATCCAACGGTGCCGTTCAGTGTTGGAGCGCCAGCTTGATCGCTGTAGTAGGCCTTAATTGACATGGCTGATTAGCTCTCCGGTCGGTGTTTCGTTTGGCCAATAGCCCTTTGCTTTGTGCCAATCGCAGTAACTTTGATACAGCGCAGCTTCGCCAGTGGCGCGAATAAGCAATGCAGGGTCAGCAACGTTCTGCCCGTACTTCTCATTCACAAACATCTGGAATGGAGGCAGGGCAAAGATGTGAGCCCAGTCAATCGGTGCGGGCTCAGCATAACCAGCATCACCCTTCTGCTTTGCAGCATCAATGCCCTCGACACCAACGCGAATGGTTGGTGGTTTTTGTTGTGCTTCAACACTCATGCGTCTAGTTCCTCACAAGGGACAATGGCTTTACACCTTGAAAATTTTGTTCGTTCCGTTATCCCATGTGACGATGATGTCGCCGCCATTTGGAGTGATAGGCAGGCCCGTCGCCGTATCGATATAGGCAATGAGCGGGCTGGTTGCCTCGGTGCCGGTATCAACGTAGATGATTATGGCTTCGATGGAAGCGCCAGACACGCTGGTGAACGTGACATCTGCAGCATCAGCTGCACCACCGCTGGTTGACTTACTTGTCAGCGTCACTGGGCCAGCAATGCGTGAAGACGAGCCAACGTCAGACAAGTACTGATGCACTGCTGTTTGAGGCGTGTATGCGCCGGTATCGACCAAGAGCACCTTGATGGTGTCGGTCATCCAATTGATCTGCGCCTCAAGGAACCGTTGACGCGCGAAGTCGTATAGGGTGTTTGCCATTTACTTTGTACTCCTGACGGGAAAGTGTGATGACCAACCATTAGGTTGGACGCTGGAACTGGAAAGAACTCTCGTGCTGTGGGTCGCGCGAGCGTGGTGGTTTGATCGTGGTGCCCTCATCGGCCACAACAACAAGGCGAGCCAACTGGCCTGATTTCTTCTCAAGCCGAACGGTGGCGGTGCCGATGGTCAGCGTCTCGCCAACCTTGAGATCGACTGTGAGCTTGCTCATACCCAGAAGCCTTTGACAGTTTGGGTTTCGTCCTCGCGGGTAGATCTGCGCAAATCGGAATCTGGGCGCAGACCAAAGTAGCGCGTGAATTCAGATTCAGCTATGGCCGATCGCTCAGCATCGAACGACTCTGTGTCTGGAATGCTGAAGGCTTTGTGAAGCGCCCAGTGAACCAGGTGGCGGTGATGGGCTGCATTGATCTCTGGCGTGTCATCGTCATCAACCATTGGCTCCAACGGGCCGCGATACCCTTCAAGGAACAGCGTGCCGGCCTTGTCAGGCACTGGAGCGATCCGAATCCCGTTGTCGCTTTGGATGGCGTACAAGCCGCCGCACAAGGTGTTTTGGAATCCAGTGCGCTCACGCCATTCAGGCCATGAACGATCCAGTGATTCAGGTGACGACAAGCTGATGGGGTATCGACGCGAATCAACACCCTCTGTGAAATACATATTGCTGATCTCGTAGATCGCAGGGTGCAGTGGATACACCGCAACGCCCTCTTCGATCAAGATCTGGCACACATCGCTGTTCGCGCTCTCGTAAAGCAGACGACCGCGCAAGGCAGCTTCCTGCTCTGCATCATTCAGCCAGTCGGTAACTTCGTCATCGCTCCAGAAATAGGGCTCAACCTTGTCACTGGACTCTGTACGAAAGCGGCGAATCAGGTCAGTTAGGATCATGCGACACCGTATTGATCAATGAGGCCATGGATCTTGGTGCGGATGTTTTCCGGCTTCATGTTCGCGGGCAGGCGTTGCTGGAAATGCGTGAATGCGAAGGCAAGCAGCGCATCCTTTTCCATCGTGTTCACCTGATCCTTGAGGTCAAGCACGCGGTTCTGTTCAAGGCGCAAAGCGTCCTCTTCCTCGCGTGACTTTTTCAGGAGCGCTTCGGTATCGTCAGTGGAAGAATCGATGACTTCTACCGATGCAGGCACTGCCACGGCTTCCGCCTTAGCAAAGGTGTCGCCATGGCGCAGGAACTGCGATGCGATTGCGGGCGGTACGGCTCGCACCTGATCCTTGACGAAGGAAAGGCCTGAGCCGTAGAGCGTGTCGAACCAAGCTTCCTTGCGTCCAATGTATTGAACCAGGACGTGGCCAGCAGGAGCGGCCGGCATAGACACGATTGGGATAGCCGGAAGAGATGGGGCAGCAGCTGCAGCAGCCTGAAGCTTGATGTTGCCAACCGCCTCAAGCACAGCTTCGGTCACTGCGCCATTGAGCACGTTGAGCGCTGCGTGAACGGTCGCACGAAAGATGTAGTCCTTCGACTTCTGATCGGTTGGCAGCTCGGCATAGGGCCGCACGCATGGGTGCTGCTTCTTCTCGATGTCTTTAACCTCACCGTATGTCCAGCCTTCGGCTACCTTTTGGGCCAGCCAAGCTTCGTGTGATTGCTCTGGGGTTGCATCTGGGTTGTCGAGATGCATCTGAACACCATTCAAGATGCTGTTCTGTTTAGATTCTGGTGCGTCATCCCATTCGGGCACTGAGTTGTCGCCAATGGATTCGCAGTAAGCGCGGTCGATCGCGTGCGCAGTCATCGCAATGGCGATTAAAAACGTCTGTTTGATGCTGTTCATGTCCAATCCTCTGTATGAGAAGAAAGGCCGGCGATGAAACCGGCCTTTCCTGTTACCCGCTTATTAGCGTGGGCCGGTCAACTCGCCACTCACGAGCACGGTGATGTCACTTACCTTGGCGTTTGCAGCCACTGCAGTAGTGAGAATCAAGCGTGCAGGCTTAGCCAGAATGACGTTCTTGGTTCCCGCTGCGCGAACGCGAGCAGCAGTTGCCAACGCAAGGCCAGTACCGAAGTACGCGGCATCTTGAGGAACTTCAGCGCTATCAACGCCATCCTCATAGGCAAAGCCGAGGGAGCCGGTGATAGTCGCTGTCATGCCGGTGGTGATGAGCAGCTGCGCATCATCAAGGCGGAAGCCTTCTGGCAATGGCCCCAAATCCAACACATCACCAGCAGCGATGGCGGAAGTAGAGTCAGCACCAACGGCTGAACCGTTCGCGATGGTGGCAAGCTTGAAAGCCAGCGTGGTGACGTTGCCGTAAGGCACTGCGCCGCCGAACTGGCGTTTTTGATAACCGCTTAGAGTGATCTTGGCCATGATTGGGCCTCCTAGAATCTGTACACGAAACGAAGTAAGGCCGGATTACTCCGGCCCACGTATTACTTGCGAGCGCCGATGATCGGAACAGCGGTGTCGATTGCCACTGCGCCGTAGTCGGTGAACTCTTTACCGTTGCCGGTATCGACCTCGAAGCGGATCTTCGAAACGCCACGGATTGCACCGATAAGCAGCTCGATCTTGTCGCCGTGGTCAAGCTCTTTCTCGCTCCAGAAGAACGGAATGCCTGACTTGTCAGAAGCTGCAAGAGCCTCAGCAACTGCCTGACCACCCAAGAGGATGGCGCGGTCAACTGCGAAGGTCGTACCGAAGCTTGCTGGCACAACCACACCGCTTTCAGTCTCGCTGTTGTAGTTCGCGCAGTACTGAATCGTGTCGCCAGCGTAGAAACGCACTGGACGTTGTTGCTTCACGATCAATACGCCGTTCCACAAGCCAACGTCACCCAAGAAGATGGGGTGCTGGCTAGCCTGGTTGGCGCGAGCCAAGGCAGACGCTTGGATCTGGCGGAAGTTTGGATCGGTCGCAAAACCGCTGTACTGAGCTGGAGACACCAACAACACGCGCAATGGCGAGTCATCAGCAGCCTTGTCACCTTCAAACTTCACAACAGGTGGAGGCAAAGCGATTTGATCCATGGTGGTACGGATCGCATCAACAACGCCCATGTTCAGAACGTCAGTGGTGGTCAAGTCCACTTCGCCAGAGTTGATGGTGAAGGGCTTGATCGTGCCGGCATCAGCAATGAAGTGGCGGTTCTTGGTCGGTGCTTGCACCGGGTTCACCATGATCGCGCTGAAATCGCTGTCTGCACTGGTAGGAACAACCCACTCGATGTTGTTGTGGAAGCCGCGAGCACCAGCCATATGCACAAGCAATGACTGGTCAACGTAGCGATCCATCAACGACTGTGCTGCAGGACGGCCCAGCTTGCGGAAGTCCACGGGCGAGCGGATGGTTGTCATCACATCGCCAAGATCCAGAGGGAAACGAGCTTGGTTCACGCGAAGCTTGTCTTCGGTGATGCTCAAGCCGGTGCCGCGACCTTCAGCGTACTGGCTACCCATGATTGGCTTAGCACCAATTGGGTTCAGCAAGTGGAAGGTAACCTCGTCACCGTTGCCCTTGCTCAAGTCCTGACAGCGCACGATAGGCATGTGCTGAGTGGTTTGCTTGCGGATGGTCGCTTCAGCACCAGAAGTGCCAGTAGGCATCTTGCCGGTGAGGCGGTTCATGGTGGTGTTGCGCTGCATGTGGGTAGCAAAAAGGCCAACCGCTTGCTGCACCATGTTCGTTCTGTCGCCATAGGCGGCATGTGTTTTGTTTCCAGGCATGATGGAACTCCAAAAAAGATTAAAGGGCTCGGTTCAGATAGGATTCGATCTGCGCTGGCGTCATGTTCTCCATGGCGCTAAGCAAGTCAGTCCCGCTATCCATTCCAGCCAACGCCTCGTCACGAGTGCCAGGCCCTGCAGTACCACCCGGAAAATCCGTGAGGCTTGCTGGCACCGATGGCTTCGCGCTGGCGATGACTGCTTTGGCCGCTGCTTTCACATCCGCTGGATTAGCGGCTGCAGCGACCGGAGTCTTTCCAGTAGCGGCTTTGAACGTATCGAACAGCTCAACCACTTCTGCCGTACTGCCTTTCGACAGAGCGGTTTGGTAGCCTGCACGGGCAAAACTCGGCTGTGAGGCAATCCAGTCGGCCAGCTCTTTGCTTTCAGCAATGGAGTCAGCATCAGGGTGCTTCGAGTAGATCGCGTTGTAGTGGGCCGTGTTCGCATCGACTACCTGCTTCGCTTGGATTGGTTCAAGCTTGGCGTTGAGTGGTGCAAGTGCAGCCTCTACACGCTGATTCACCAGCGTTTGAATGCCCTTTGCAAGCGCCTCTTCAGAGAAATCCCCAAATAGGCTGGCATCGACACCGGCAGCAATCGCTGCATCAGCAGCAGCAACCTGGTTGTCTAGCTTCGTGGCCGCTTCGCCAGAATCTGCGCGCTTCTGTGCTTCCGCCCGTAAGGTGGCAAGCTCTTGGTTTGCAGCGTCTAGCAAGGTCTTTGCGTTCGCAGCGGCTTCGCGTGCCTCCACCAGCTTTTCATAGCCAATGGTGTGCTTGCCGTCTTTTGCAAGAATGACTGTGTTGGCCGGATCAGTTTCGCTGGTAGCACCAGCATCGACTGCGCCTGCTTTGGCAGCATCTGCGACGTTCGTCTTGTTCTCGTCCGCATCACCTGCGGTCGCACCTGCATCAGCATTGCTAGCAGAGGCTGCGGGCAAGCCTCCTTCTTCCACTGATGTGACAGTGGTATCGCCCTGAAGGCCAAGCTCTAGGAGGTTGGCCGCTTGTTGTGCTGTGAGATCGCCGTCAAGCGACTGTAAAAACTCTTCTTGTGATAGGTTCATGCTGGTTCCCGCCACATATCGCCGTGGCCGCAAGGGTTTGAGCAGTTACAGGCATTTCTGCCTGCACGTCGCCTCACGCATAGCGCTCGACTTGGAGGTGAGTTTGGGAATCGGTGCCTGAAAGAGCCAGCCCTACAGGGGGAGCGGGCTGCACGGCTTTCGTACAGGCGAAAAAAAGCCCCGTTGAGGCGGGGCAAGCTTGGAGGATAAAGACAGAGCAGCTAGCTACTTGTCAGCGCACTTGCACTTTGAGCGATGTTCGGTACTCCCAACATCTACCTTGTTTGCAAGCTCAAGCGCGCTTCGAAAGCCAGATACATCTGCAGGTTGCCCTGAGCCGCTGATAAATGCAATACGCATCTTCAAAAGAGTGGCTGCGCATTCGTTTTCAAGGCCTAGTTGTTCAATGAGCAGGCCAAAGCTTGTCTCGTGTGTCATGTGATTGATCTCCTAGATTACTGTCTCGACGGCAAGGTACAGCTTCTCTTGCAGCGCATAGCCCATCAATGGCCAGATTTTGGCGATTGCATTCTGGCGGGCCACCTTCTTGCCGATCTCTGGGTCAAAGTTTTCAGGGCTAACGCATGCAGATTCACCTGTGACCGTGAAGCCATTGCGCAGCTGCAGAACGCAGAACGTGAGCATTGACAAGGCTGGATGATCAGGAGGGATGTAGTTCTCGCTGCTGGCTAGGTGCATACCTCGCATGCCAGCCTCAGCAGTGAAGAAGTACTCGCCGGCAATGCTGTTCTCAAGCTCGCCGGGGGTCACGCGTGGAGCCGTTTTGCCCTTGGCTTGAATCTCTAGTTCGATCTGGTCGTCAGTGCTCATGGTGGTTCTCCAGTGTTATATGCCCTCCATGGCTGGTTGAATGCTGTTACTCGGTGTCGCTGGGCAGAATCCTGAAGGTTTTGGCTGTGACTGCACCGATGCCAAGCGCCTCGATTCGCTTATCAAAGCGCTGCCATTCAGTGTCAGCACCTTCTCGTTGAGCAATTGCTCTGGCAGACGACAGAACGTCTTGCAGTGTTGCAATCACTTGGCGACAGGCATTTAGTTCCCGATGAGCTTGGTCGAGCGAGCCCTGCAGTGTTCTTGCATGCCCGTTGGCTCGCTCAAGCTCCAGCTCCATTGCTGACTTATCTGGCTTTCCCTCGCTTGAGAAAGCATCTTTCTTCGCCTGCGCTGCTTGGTATGGCATCCACTCGGCATGGAACGGAATGCCGGTCTGGCCTTCACCTTCCTGCCACAGAGGCACGCTGGTAACGTTGAACTGCTTGCCATTCTGGTCATGAACCGAAAGATTGATCAGTGCGTCACTCCACACATAGCTCACAATTGCTGCAAGGGGCTGGGATGGATCGCTGTAAGCATGGCCAAGCTCCGCCATGAATGCGACCGATGGGAAGAACCACACTACGCGGCCTATGGTTGGTTTGATCATGCTGTTTCTCCAGGCAAATTATCTGATGTTGTGGTGGTTTCAATCCCTTGCATGGGTGAGCGTCCGTCATCCGGTACGGGCGGAAATTGAGGGCTTGTGTTCGCGTTGACTGGAGCGGTGGCCTCGTCAACCTCTTCTTGGGCTGCTGGCAGGCCACCATTCGCCTCACCTTGAAGGTACGGTGATTTGATGTTCATGGCCGCTGTCTGTACTGCAACTGGGAAGTTAGGGTCATCACCGCCTGGTGTGGGTCGTTGATAGCCTGCGCCCTGCATGATGGCATCGGCAATCGGCGCGATCATCGGCATCTGTGCAACTTGAGCACCGCCTTGCATAGCCGAGAACGCTGCTTGCACACCGATTTGAACGGCACGCGCATCGATCTCTTTGATCTCGCTTGTGGCTCTCTTCTCTTTCAGGTCTAGCTCGCGATGCTTGATGTCTGCACCAGACTTGGCAAGCGCATCTTTGACGGCTTGATCGATCTGCTGTTGGATCTGCTCTGGCGTTTGCTGCTGCTGTACGCCCTTGATCGCCTCCACGAAGTCTTTCTTGAATGGAACATCCATGAGCGACACCATGAACGGTAGAGCTGCAGCTTGGTATTCCGGTGGCAATGACTTGACCGCTTCTGACATAGCGTTGAGCTGCTGCCCACGGTAGCTGCTAGTGCTTGGGACATCTTCAAGTGCAACCTTGAGGCGGGTACGGCGCAGATCATTAGACAGATACGTGTTGCCATGCTCGTCCTTCTCAGGTGAGTTGATGTGAACGGCTCGATCCTCTTTGACCGCATCGCCTTCGATGATGATGGTGCGAGGCTCGGTGCCAAGGTCTTCAACGATCATGGCAAGCAGCAGCTCGCCCACTTGGGTGCGTGCTACGCGGAAGTTGTCCATGATGCGGGCCAGCGATTGGTTGGATTGCTCCACCTGAACCTGTTCCTGCTTGCCTGAAGTGGCGGTGCCAACCTTGCCTTGAAAGCCGCTGGTGATGTTTGACACGCGCTCAATGGTGGCGCGGTTGTCATTGAGCATTTGGTAGTGCTGGTCGGTCAGTTCGTAGTCGCGCTTCACCTCGAAACGAGCACCAGGCTGCTTCATGTGCTCGGCATTCAGGATGATGTCCGCATCAGGGCGTGACACTTGGCGCCTGACTTGATCATCTGTCATGTCCGTTGCGCCTTTGGTGCGCTCAACACGGGTGACGCTCATGCCCCAGCGAAGCTTGCTGTTGCCGCTGTTCAAGCTGTCCTGTGCGTACTTCATGCCGCGCACGTAGCCGTATGGAATTCCAGTGCTGTCCTCACTGAAGCCGGCAAACTTCACGTATGGGAACATGCGGTGCGTGTAGGGTGTCTCGCCATCGTGCAGCTTGTGCGGTCCAAGCCAGTAGCTGCGACGAACACGGGTGACGGTAGCAAACTGAACCTTGACAGCTCCGCTCGCCACAATCGTGTTGTGAGCCACGTTGTCCTCGTCATACTCAACCACACGGCCATCGGGTGACTTGAGCACGGGAACGCGAACCCAGCGGCGATACCACACTTCTGCAATGCACATCTCGCGGCTAGATGGGTTGTACCAACGATCTTCCTGCAGGGTCCACGCACGCCCATCATTCCAAGCGTTCTGAAGCCCTGTGCTGCTGCCACCGTCAAAGCTGGCGGCGTCCATATCGCTCCACCACATTGGGCCTTTGGTGCCACATGTTTCGATCAGCTCCTTGTGCTCAGGGAACACCAAGGCGATTCGATCAGCTGTCATCCAGCGCTGGCGACGTTGGAAGCGAGCATCTGACAGGTCAGGTTTGCCCTTCATGTCCCAGTGGATCTCATTGCGGTGAATGGCTGTGCAACGGTAGGGGAAGTTGAACGGGTCAGAGTCTCGCGCTACCTCAACCCATCCGATACCGCACCCAATTTGAGAGCGGAAAGCATCAGAGCAGGCACGGTCAGCAGCTGACTCACGCTCAGCCTGGTTGAGCTTGTAGTTGAGAGCATCAGCAACATCTTGCCCGCCAGTCTCACCATTGGGCGTCACGCGCCAATCGGTGCGTATGGTTGCCTCATAGCCTTGGATGCTGAGTAGCGCAGGGCCGATGAGATCTTCGATGGCAGGTGGAATGCCCAGCGCCTTCTGTCTACGTAGCAGCTCGCCATCCAGCTGGTTGCCGTCAGCGTAGTCCATCTCCTTGTCAGCGGTCGCACGCCAGCGAGGCTGCTCTTCGATTTCACGGATGAACTCAACGTACTCTTCGGTGCTAAGAGGTAGGTTGTCTGGCGTGATGTTGATGTTTTGCTGCATACCTATAGCCTCCAGTCTGGAGCCTCCGCTTCGACGTATTTACTGCCAGTAGCACCGGCAATCATGTTTAGTTCTTTGGCTTGCGCCCATTGACGCAGGGCGTCTGCGCCTTCACTGCAGCCGTTGGCCTTGTCAGGTACATCAAGGAATCGGTTGTCAGCTCGGCTGAACTTCTTGCGATAGCCCTCAATGCGCTGGATGCCAAGCTTGCAGGAAACCTCATCGATGTACACGCCCTTGAGGTGTTTGCGTGTCTGCTGGATGCCTGTAATCAGCTCTGTGATGCGAGGAACAATGGAAAAGCGCTGTCCGGGCATCAGCTCCTGCAGCATGTCTTGAATGGATTTGTTGTAATCACCAAGCCGTTTGTGGTCAGCGTCATGGGGCAGGAAGTGGGTTCCGAACAGGTAGCCAAGCCGCTGCAGCTCGCCCACGTAGTGCCTCAGATCCGCACCATGAGCCTCGTAGTAGTCGATCATCCTGTCTTCGCCGCGCAGCTCTTGGTGGAACCAGATAGCGCATCCATCGTGGTTGCCGATGTCCCAGAAGGTGTTAATGGGCAGATCCAGACGAAGAACCTTGGTGATTCCACCGCGCTTGCGCAGCTCGATCATGTCTTTGGCGTAGTAGTTGCCCTCAGTGGAAACTTGGAACGCTTCAGCTGCTGTGGATGGGTATTCCTGCCACATCTTCTCTTCAGCGCCTGAGAAGTCTGAATTTTTGGTGGCGACATACCAGGCGCGTTGATCAGGGTCGATCACGCAGCCCATCTGGCCTTCGATCAGATCGAAGTAGGCGTGCTCTTCCAGCGTGACGGGAACGGTCATGGAATCTAGCCGGTATTTCGGCTCCATCCACCACGCATAGAAGTGAATGCGGTAGTCCTTGGGGGTGAGAACCTTCTTGCTGTTGTGGTTGCGCTGGGCAACCTCAACCATGTTGAAGAATTCGCCCTCGCGACCTTCGGCGGTGCTCTCGATCACCAGAATGCCGGTTGTAGGCACCGATGGGATCGAACCGGTGACCACTTCAGCGGCCTTGTCAGGGTACTTCGCACAGATCTTGCCGAACTCAGAGACGTGCAGGCGGTGGATCGTGCCGGAACGCATGGATGTCGCCACACGCACGCTGCTGTTGTTGTGGGCAAACTTGAGCTGTGTTGCGCTGTTCTTGCCAAGAGGGAAGCGCTCGCGGATCTCATCAGGCAGGTTGTCGTAGCCGAACTTCACCTTGTCAGCAAAGATGGCCTCTGCTGCATCCTTGTCCTGCGCCACGATGCCGCATCGCTGGTCAGCGTTGAATAGGGCGTGATCAAGCCAGAGGATGGCGATCAGGGTGGTGAAGCCGAGCTGACGGGCCTTGAGGATGAGGTTGCGGTGCCACAAGCGCTTGAGGAAACGGCGCTGCGCACGATTTGGCTTGAATGGCAGGACGAAAGCATCGCCCTGCTCAATGACGTTGCCATCTTCATCGCGGGTATCGTCGCCCTTGATCATGATCTTGTAGAGGCACCCAGAGAACAGGCGCCACTCTGGATCGGCCAGGCAGCGCGCCAGCTCCACTGCATCGGTCGGCAGTGGAACTAGAGGCTCGTCGTGGACGATCCGAATCTCCACGGTCAATCGTCCTCGTGCTCAGGATCAACCGCTACGGGCATGAAGGCATTGCCGTTGCTCTTGGAGATGGTGTGCAGCAAGGTGGTCAGCGCATCAGTAGGTGCGTTGTCCTTGTCATCCAACCCAAACGCTTGACGCTCCATGGCAACCAGAACCCGAAGGCTCTCGCTCAAGTCCTTCATGGTCTTAACGCGGCCAGAGAGGTCAATCACCTTTCGGTAGAGGTCGTTGCGCTTGTCCTGACCTTTGTCATCCTCTTGGCGCATGATGTCGCCAAGCTCATGAAGCAGGTTTAGGGTTTCAGGGTCGGTCTGCTGTTCAAGCTCTGACAGCAGCGACATCACCAGTTTGCGTGAGCGCTGAATGTCTGTGCGGTGAGCTAGCTTGACGTTGGAAACCGCCTGAGCATTGGCTTCAATGGTTTCCCGCTCTGAAATAGCGTTAACAGCGTTTCCAGATCTGTTAACGGTAGCCTTGTTAACTATCTCATCAGCCCTAGCCTGAATCTTCGCAGCAAGGTCACGCACCCATCCAAACTTCTTGGCACGCTTGCTTATGTTCACATGGGATGTACCAGAACCCTCTGCTATCTCCCGTAGGCTCTTAACGCCTGCTCGGTAGTCCAGCTCTATGCGTTCCCAATCAATGGGTGCAGGTGTGCCTTTGCCGGCTCCCTGTGCGGTTGCCGTCTTCGGTGGGGTTTTGGTGGTCTTGGGGGCTTCGTAGTCTCTGTCCATGCGGGACAGTTTGGGGATGTGAGGGCTGTTACTCCAGCCCTACAGGGTAAGGCCTTGTGAGCTTGTTAACTGGAGCATGATCCTGTCTCCGGTTGTGGTGTTTCGCTGGCTTCGGCGCTTTTTGTCCGCTGCTTGTCACGCACGTAGCGTGACACCATGGCTTCGCTGTTGCCGCGGGTGGTGAGATGGATCAGTTCGGTGCCAGAGCTGGAATTGTGGCGAGCATGCACGATCAGTGGCGCCTTCCAGTCGGGGTGGCGCATGCGCAGTACTTCATAGTCACCCTTGACTTGCTGGCGCTCCCACCCATGCTGCTCGCAGTAGGTGGCGAACTCTTCCAGCTTTTTGATGTGTAGGCGGTGGTGGCTCATGGCAGTACTCCAGGCTTGGTCAGGTCAACCCATATCACGGCGCCCTTGGGGTGGTTGTATGGGACGGGCTGCTCGTAGCGCTCCGTATCCTGAAGCACCCAAGGGAATGGCCACTGCTCCAGCAGCGCGTAGTCGTTCACGCGGTGCCACTTGTATTCATGTGCTACGTGACCAAGTGTGAGGTGCTTCGGGCTGCTGGTCAGCTCGGTTTCACCAACTATCAGCCCTGTGCCTGCCTCGATCAGAGCTATGCGACCGCGAACAGCTGTGGGCTTGCTGCGCATCTCCCATGTCTTCTTGCCGCTGAGGATCAGCTCGATCCAGGGCTGGCGGATGATCAGGCCTCTTTCTGGAAGTCTCATATAGCCTCCGCATTGGCGATGGCTTCGCGTAGCTTGAGGTAGACCTGCATCTCATGTAGGCGCTGCGCTTTGGTTGGTGATCTGTAGACCGGTCCTGAGTTTGGGTTTGGAAGATCAAGCATGGCCTTGGTTGCAGCCAGCAGGTCAGCGATTGCTAGCTTGGTCGGATCGTGGATGGGTTTGCCCATGAAGTGGGCCAGTGATTCGGCCCCTCTTCTATGGCAATCATTCAAGCAGGCCACGATCCGGCGAGCATTGGCCATGCCTTCAGGGTCAATCTTGCCGGGGTTCTCATCCATCATCACCACCACGTAGGCGAAAGCCAGCCAGTGCGGCGCATGAATCGGAAGCAGCCCATTGCCCTCGATCTCATCTTCAGCGCCAAGCGTGTAGGGGCCATCGGTGTGCTTCATGATCTGGCTCATGACAGCACCTCCAGCACTGGGAGCACGCCTTCGAACTTGACGATCCAGCGAGCGCGACCCTTTGAGTCGTCCTGGTCGTCAGCCTTGATCTCATAGGTGGCTACGTGATGATCGTCATTAAGAATGCCCGTGATGACACCGCACTTCTTGCGAATCGCGCACTCAACACGTGAACCTATGGGGAATGGTGGCTGAATGTTGTTTTCGTCGGCCCAAACCTTCTCTGTCAGGAATACGCGGCGATCAACCATGTGCTCAAGTTCGTCAAGCTCTTCCATGGTGGCTCGGTCAACGTGCCAGCCGTCGATATTCTCAAGCTTGCGTGCCAGCTCGTAGCCGTCCATTGGGTGCTTGTAGCGTTTGGCGATTGCTACCGGGTCTATGTGGATCTTGCGGCCAAGCTCTTCAGCTGCAAGGCGGATGATCACCGCGCAGGCCTTTGGGCGCGACGGTGCTGGTATTGTTTGTAGTTCCTGTTGCTGGTTCATGCCTTTCTGCCCTCCAAGGGCTGCTTATGTTGTTAAAATAAATTGATAAACGCGGCCTAGTAGCCCAATTGGAAATAACAAGTTTGGACTGTATATTTCCTGTTATAAATATTAATCCGTGAAACAACCACACCCACTTTCTGAAAACATATCAAGCTCAGCAGTGCCTCGCTCTAGGTGCTCTCTGAACTCGGTTAGCGTTAAATAATGAGTAACCTTTTTTACAGTCATTCGCAAAAATGGCCGCGCTGTTTCGCCTATTTTGTCGCTTGCAATAATCATCTGCTTTTCGTGCCAGTCGTAACGCTCTGGCATCATTCGGTAAAGCCTTTCAAACTGAACCATTCCAGCTTTACAGCAAAACCCGCCACAGTTGTTATGCTCAAAACCATATTTGTAAAGTCGCGGCTTTTCTATGCCGTACTTTTTCAAATAATCTTCATACTCTGGCCGCCAAACCTTAAACTGGTTTAGCAAGCTAATTACAGGCCTATCCCATCGCTTTTGCGCTCGTTCAAGCCTGTCCTGTTCACTCCAATCCATGCCAAGCACTAACGGGTCAGAATCAAGCGCGTTGTCATTTAGATATTCGCGCACAGGTACAGTCTTTAAATCATTTGAGCAGTGCGCGGTTCGGCTATTGCCAATCCATTTGTTATCTACAAAAGAATCCCACGGTGTTTTCCCTGTGCGCAAAACAATAATTTCTTTACCTACAGCTTTTGCAATATCAGCATTAAACCGGTACAGGTCTTCATCTTCAATTAGCGTATCTGCAAACAGCAAATTAAAATCAAGCCCGTTTTCGTGCGCTATCAATGCGCTCACTCCGCTTGCCAGTCCACCGCTAAAACTAATTTGGTATGTCATTGCGTTTATTCCATCGTAAAATATTTATAACAAGTCGCTTAAACACCGCAACTTCGTTGCTCGACAGCGGTTCCCGCTGCGGTTTAGCTCTGCGTTAAGTTGTCCCACCAAGTTCTGTAATTTTGGCTTTAAGCTGATTTATCTCTTGAAGCAAATCATCAACGTAATCACTGGCTATTACCCAATAGTCACCGTTGTAGTTTGCGTCACAATCAAACTCACGCCCATATTTTTCTTCAAATCCTTTAGCGTAGTTTTCAGGAATTGAGTAACATAAATCTTTATATGAATAACTAGCCATTTTCTTTAACTCCGTAGTAAATTTAATCGCGTTAGGGTTTTACTTAACAAGTCGTTGCAGCACGCTCCACTTCGTTGCGCTGGATGCGCCTAGCGGCGCACCGCTGAACTTGGCGTTATATTGCCTTTGCTACAACATCGCGTAATTCAAACTCTGTTTCGCAATCGCCGTAGTCGTTGACTTGTTCGCCTTTAATTTCAAATGGCGCTTGGTTCACTTCCCCCCAAAATATATATGCGTCTTCATCGTCCCATTCGCCGTTTTCAACTGCGTTTTTTTTCGCTTCTACCAGCATTGCTTCTGCTGATTCTTTTGCGTTTTCTAAAATGTCGTAAAAATTAAATCCATCAAATGGTGAGTATGAAAAATATTTTTTAATCGCCATAGCATTTACTCCGTAAGTTAGAACCTAAAGCCAATTTAACAAGTCGCTGAAACATCACTCCGCTTTGCTACGTTCGATGCTCGTACCTCGCACGGTTTAGCTCGGCGTTATGTTGTGGGTGGCTGTTTGCCTGTGGTGCTGAATGAGCGCGTGAACTCAACTTCTACATCGAAGATGCCGCCGCACGTTCCGCACTCGCTATCTATGGCGCTTTCATTGGCATCATCACTGCTTTGCTTGGTTGCGCAGTACGGGCAAATGATTTCGTCTTCGTTCTGGCAGTCGTACTCGTTGTGGCCGCTTTCTTTAGCTGCTGCCAGTGCTGCCGCCTTTCTCTCTTCGTGGATGTGGTCACGGCACGCATTGCAGCGCCAACCGCCTCGTGTACCCCACACAGCCTCATGAAACTCAGAGCGGTGCTTGGCGCAGGTGTCGCAGCGGTTGTGGTCGTCACAAACGATGTAGCTGTGCTTCTCAAAGTTGCCCAGGCACTTCTCGCAACCGCACACCCAGTACCAAGCACCATCGATGCGCTCGGCGTAGAGGCCTTTCTCTGGCGGATCAAGGCGAAGCTCTGGAAGGTCAGTTGTGGTTCGATGGAAGCGGTGGTGTGAAGCATCGTTCCAGACATTCGTGCTGCCATTGCGTGTGCGCTGCGTCCACTCGCCGGGAACCTCAGCAATGAGGATCTTTGTGTCTTTCAGAGACATCAATGCACCGCCTTTGGCTTCGGTGGAAGCCCGGTGATGGCTGAGGCGATCTTGACACCCATGCCAAGGTCTTCAGCAATGCGCTTCTCGATGCAAGCGCCTTTCGACTCGTTCCACTCAGGAAGCAAGGCGATGATGTCGCAGGCAACCAGCTTGGCGATGGCAAGTCGCATGTAGCCTTCCCATGTACCGCAGGCCGGCGCCTTGCTCTCAGCGGGGTTATCAACCTCAAACCCCAGTGCTCGCAGGCGCTCTGCTTCGGCGTTAAACGCTGGATAGTTGAAATCCGGCAGGCCGGTCATTGGCCCTGCGATGTACACGCGCTGAATCAGATGTCCACCGCAGCTTCCGTCAGCATCGCGGTTGTCGCAACCACAGAAATTCTGGTGGCCCAGCGCTTTGTCAGCGAGCAGAGCTTGGCGAACCTCTTTGGCGGTGAGAAGGCGCCCTTCAGATGAAAGAATGCCACCTAGGTAGTGATCCGACTTCGCTAGCGCGCCGTCAATGCAAAGGCTTATGTGCGTTGTCCACTTCATGGCTGCACCAGCACTTGGCGACTGCCTGAGTGGTCAGCATGCGAAACGATGCCCGCCTCTTCCATGGTTTCGATCAAGCTAGCTGCGCGGTTGTAGCCTATGCGCAGCTCACGCTGCAGGGATGAGATCGAAGCCTTTTGGCTGGCCACAACGAACTTCACGCCTTCGTCGTAGAGCGAATCGAGTTCGGTTCCGTGAAGTTCTTCACCGGTCAGCAGGTGCGACGGCTGGGTGACAAGCTTCAGCTCAATTTTTGGCTGTGGCGCTGGGCTTACCGGTTCGGCATCCATCTCAGACTCACCGCCGAAGGCCTCAAGCAAATCGCTAATGAAGTGCTTCAGCTCGAAGGTCATCACAGCGAACTCGGCATCGAACTGCTCTGCCTTGCTCTCTGGGTTGCGCTCGTTGGCCTTTTCGGTGATCACGTCATCGAACTTGATGCCCTTCACCGAAAGCTGGTCGTCAACAACGAAATGAACAGACTCCTTCCACGTCAGCGCAACCTTGCTCACGTACATGCCGCTATTCAGATGGCTGCGAGCTTCGTCGGATGTGAGATCAGCTTTCTTCAGGCTAACGACGCGACCGTCCTTGCCGGCGTGCATCTCGCACTCGTGGCCAAGCTCAAAGCCGGCTGGAAGCTCTTCTGTCTGCATCCAGTGGCTCATCATGTGATTTGGCGTGCCCTTAGCTGACAACGGAATGCAGCGAAGCGAGCCCAAGGCCTCACGCAGCTTGCTGAGTAGATCCTCGGCCCGCTTGGATGATGTCGAGTTCACCACGATCAGGTTGTCAGCTGGCGCGATGTAGGCGTATTCAAGCGTGGAGCTGGTGAACGCCTTCGGCAGCAAGGTGAAGATGATCTCGTCCTTGATGGACTGCATCTCTTTGCGACCTACAGAGCGCTGCTCGGCGTCACGAATAGCCTTGACCTTCTTGTGCAGCTCTTCATTGATCACGGGCGTTGGCAAAAGCTTCACCTGGCGCTGCGCGCAAAACATGATGTAGCCATTTGCCGCATGCACGAAGTCGGTGGCGTCTTCACCAGCAGGAGGCACAAAACCGTAGCGCATATTGTCAAGGCTTCCGCAGGGGTGGAATTCATGCTCAGCCAGTTTCTCTGCCAATTCCTCCGCCGTTAAAGCCCATGGCTCAGTGAGCCGGTAAAGCATCAAGTTTTTAAAATACATCGCCCTTTCCTCAAAGTGTTTTGTTGGTAATGTTGTAGCCCTGTGCTTATCTCAAGGCATTCCCACCGCCGACCTTAGTCAGAGCATTCGCAGCGGGTTTCTTAACTTGCTCAGCGCATCAGCCTGCGCACTCACAACATCCAGAAAGACTTTGCAGGGCCGCCTACCAGGCATCATGCTGGCGCGCTACTCTTTTCGTCTCCATCTGGCAAGACCGGCACCTACCGATGGTCGAGCAAAGCCTTTCTGGATGCCCTCTCACTACTGCACCCTGAGAGGGTTGGGGTATTACTTAAGCTGGAATAATAACGATGACCGTGTTGACCATAGTTCCAGACTCCTTGAAAGATCCGTCCGGCAGCTTTTCAAAGGTGCCCCCGCGTTGCTCAACTAAAGCGCGAAACTCAGTCGTGAGCTTGTTTTCACGGAACATGACACCAGCGCCCATCACCGCGACCAAAAGACCGCCTTGCTTTAGGAAGTTGAGAGCGTGCAAAACGTGCTTAATGTCTGCCTGCTTCATGAATGGTGGATTCATAACCACGCGGTCATATACGGGATTGGGATCAGCTGCTAAAAAGTCAGTCGGCTCAGGTGCAATGCCGGACAAAGGAAAATTGGCTGACATCAAGAGCGCGTAGTTCTCCGCATTAAGTTCATGCATATCAACGATTACTTTTGATGCAGCTGCAATAATTCCTTTAACGATTGCGCCACGCCCAGCGCTCGGCTCAAGCACCATCATGCCGTCTTTGATATCGGCAAGTTCAACTAAACGATCAACGACAGCCTTTGGGCTTGGGAAGTAGTTGTACTCATCCTTTGGTACGACAACATCGCCAGTGACGATGATTTGATCTATACGGGACTCAGCATCACCATCAAAAACGTGTGCCTTTTCCTTCTTGTTCCACTTGCCGCCAGCCGCCTGTAAAACCTTGTCTGTTTGTACATAAAGATTGCGATCCAATTGTCCCGTGAGCTTAACCGAGCTACCTAACACAATCGCTGCACTTAATACCGCCAAAACTTCATTTGCTACTTTCATTCCATCCCACCTCTTGGGTTATTGGTTAAACATCCAAAGGAACTCTGTTGCCTCACACCATACAGGTCGCGATCCCTTATGGCACTCGTCGGTAGCGGTGTTCTGCCCCAAAGCCCTTTTGGATGCCCCCTCGTGAGAAGGGGCGTTGCCGCTACTTTTCCGGCTGGCCAACCCCTTAAGCGATTGCTCACTAAGGAACCATCGTCACCGTACAGGCGTTCTGTTTTTTGGTGACCGCATGGTTGTTGCTTTCGCAACCTTGAGAACACTGATTCACTTGCCTCGCTACACCATCACGTTATGACAAGGCAGATTTACCAGTGCTCTCAAGGTTGCCCCCTGCTATCCGGCAAGGGGCTCGGCTTATTGCAAAACTACAGCAGCGTGCGCAGCGGTAATGATGTTTGCTGGATGTTCGCCAGTGCGGCTGCAGTGATTGGCAACCACGTCAACCATGGTGCGAAATGCGTGCGGAATTGAATTGGCTTCAAACACTGCGCCCTTTGTGGCTGACAAGCGGATGAATACGCTCAAGGTTCCGTCTTTGTTCGTCGTTACATTCATGCTGTTACTCCAATTGATTCAGGTTTGATGCCGAGGATGGTGCAAGCGAGCTGGCGGGCCACAAGGTTCGTTAAGGCATGCAGCGGCTCGTCGTCTCCATCTACCAACTTGCCTAATGCACTACTGAACTCAGGGTGGCACACAAGGGCCATGGTCACATCTTCGAATGACCACTGGCGATTGCCGATCCAAATTTTTGAGTGTTGGGCTATTAGGAGCATGCTGGCTGCAGATTTCACTTTGTTGGAATCTGCTTTTTGCTGCTCACTCGCGGCAGCAAGCTCTGCGCACTCGTACTGGTATATGCGACGAAGGCGATATTCCTGCAGACTTACAACCCGTGAACGTAGATTGTTCATGTGATTTCCTCCGGTGGTTTTTGTTTTGTTATTCCAAGGTAGCAGCCGCTTTTTATATTTGCAACTAATTTATTTAGTTTCCTTAAATAAATATTTTGTTGACATATGAATAATAAATCTATTTACTTGGGTTTCACATTTAGCGGGGACTTCCAAATGAAGAAAACAAAGCTGCCGAAGTATTTGGAGCGCAAGGGTGTTAGTCAAAGGGCTTTGGCCGCAAAGCTGAAGCTAACTCAGGGCGCTATTAGTGCAATGGTCGTCAAGCAAAAAGATATCACCGTAACTGAGCATTCAAACGGGGTTATCGAGCTGCACGAATACAAGCTCATCGCTACCAGCGCAGAGAGTGAGGTATCTAATTAGATGGCCGGTGACTGGATAAAGATGCGAGTCGATTTGCTCACCAGCCCGAAGGTTGTACGCATGTCGTCCGCATTGAGTGCAGACAGATTTCGCGTTATTGGCGGCCTTTTGTCCGCATGGAGTCTGTTTGATGCGCACTCAACCGATGGACGGCTTGCGGGCTACAGCGTTGCAACACTCAACGAATTTGTAGGCTGGCAAGGTTTTGGTGAGTCAATGCAGTCGGTCGATTGGCTTTTTGTTGATGAGTTCGGGCTGGCTTTACCGGAGTTCGATACCCACAACGGGGCGCCTGCAAAGCGCCGCGCGCAAGAGGCTGACCGCAAAAGGCGCGAGCGAGAGCGCGACCGAATCACCGCATCGGGCACACCATCAACAGATGACAAACCATCCGCTTTCGATGCAGACGAAATCGGGACCAGAGTAAGAGAAGAGAAGAATAGAGAAGATATCCCTATAAATACTCCTGACCTATTGCCGGTGGCGGTCAAGCCAAAAGGCCGTGCGAAGAAAACTGACCCAGTTGATTTCTCTATTTGGCCTAGCCAGCCCACTGAAAACGTCATGAGCCAGTGGTTGGCGCTCCGTAAATTTAAGAAGGCGCCAGTCAGTCAAATCGTGGTCGAAGATCTCGCCAAAGAGTTTCGCTATGCCGAGCCTTTCGGTTTCTCTGTGGACGACTGCTTGCGCTATGCAGTCAAAAAGAACTGGCGTGGGTTTGAGTTCAACTGGATGCAGGGTGACCCAGAGGTTATGGCAAAGTTTCCGCCTCTGCGCACCCCTAATCGCAGCACGCGGGACGTTCCGCTCGCTGAGCAACTAACAGACAGAAGTTGGGCGGAGAAGCGATGAGCAACAAGAAAGCCAGCGCGGCCAAGTGGCTTGCCAACGAGAAGAGAAAGCTAATCGGGTTTACGGTGATGTGGCGCGACTCGAACCCGCTGGGTGAAGCTGATCGCCGCTTCATCTCGCACGATTGCGTCACCCATGCAAACAGCATCAAAAAGCTTCACTGCTTGAAGATGTGGAAGCATCAAAGCCGGTTCGTTCTGACCACAGAGTTCACTTGGCTGATATTTGCTGAGGTGGTGTTCAAAACCCCGAACAAGATGCATTCCACCCATGGGCTGGACGAAGGAGAGTTTCGTTTGACCGCTCCATTTCAGGCTCCTGGTGACAGCCGGATGAACGATGCCATTCTGGAGCACATCGAGTCAGCCATTGAGCGCAATAACCGCCTGCCTGAAGGGCACAAAAACAAGGGGACGTATTTGTATGTCAACTTTCAAGCAACGATTGAAGGCGTCTGACTAATGCCTGAGCTGAAATCCATCGAATAACCAACAATCCCTTGGAGGGAATTATATGAAAGGCGCTATTACCGAGTTTCGAAAGAATCCGCTGTTTTATTGCTTCGTCATCGGGCTGGTGATTGCCGTGATGGTTGTCGCGATGAAGCTGCACCACGATCACCCCAATGGCGCTGAATCAAGGCCGCTCATTGTTCCAGAGCTTTGGATTGATCCAGAGACGCAGTGCAATTACTTCGTTGTTCCAGGGGGAATCGCGCCGAGACTGGGCACGGACGGCTTTCCTCTTTGCTACAACACTATCATCGAGGGTCACTGAGATGTCACAGCGCAGAACATTGAACTTGATATTTTTCGGGCTTTTTTGCTGTTATCTGGCCCTAGGGTTGGCGTACTTAAAGGATCGCGCTGAATCGCAGGTTGACCCGCAAGGCCTGCCCGGCTTGCTCTTTGGTAAACACAAACCTTCAGAAAAATAATAGCCAGCTGCTGGCATAGATGCGGGCAACTGGCCTGCAGGAGTGAACATGAGCTTCAAGAAACGAGTAGTAAATAACATTTGGGGCGCATATCTGGCGTGCATTTTTGTTTTTGGATTTGTTGGAATGTTTGCCTATCAGCTTGATATGGCTGGTGTCATATGAACCGTGTTCAGAAGCGATTCATCAAGGACGCGCTTGACCAGCCTGAAAAGCTCGCAGAGTGGGAGAACACCTTCATCAGCGATCTTGCCGAGAAGGATGACGACTACGAGCTGACCGAGCGCCAGAACTCGGTCCTAAATAAGATTCAGGGCAAACTGGATTAGAAACTGGTACCGAATAGCTGCGCATAACTTATCCGGTACCAAAAACATTCGCCGCGATCAGGCATAGCTATGTCCGATCGCAAAGCAACGGTATTGAGAAATGAGGTATTTAGGCTCGAAAGCAGCGAGCGGAGCGTTTCAGGCAATCATTGCCGCGATGCCACCGCATGACACATACATCGAAACTCACTTGGGCAGCGGCGCAATCATGAACAGAAAGCCGCTAGCCCAGCAGTCGTGGGGCATCGACATCGACCCAGCAGTCGCGGATCGCGTAAAGGGCAAGGAAGATGATTGTTTCAACTTCGTGAAGGCGGATGCTGTCGATTTCCTGAAGTACGGCATCGACTACACCACCGCTGGCCGCGTGCTGATCTATGCAGATCCGCCGTACCTGCCTGTCACGCGCACATCGCGAGCACGCTACAACTTCGAGTACACGGTTGATGACCACAAGAAGCTGATCGGCACCCTCAAAGATCTCGTGCAGCAGCATGGAGCTATGGTGATGCCGTCTGGCTATCCATCGGCGCTCTATGACGAGCTGCTGCCGGATTGGCGAACCTACGAGTTCCAGGTGATGACGAGAGGTGGCCCACGAACTGAAAAGCTGTGGATGAGCTTCGAAGAACAGGGCGCTCACTGGGTTGATCACGCAGGCAAGAATTTTACTGATCGCCAGCGCATCAAGCGAAAGGCCGCGAGGTGGGCTGCAAACTACAAGGCGCTTCCTGCGGGCGAACAGCTTGCGGTATTGGCGGCACTCCTTGGTGCAGATCCAGCATAGTTTTATCTGGCTTTGCCGGCTCGAGTATTTTTGAGCTGCAGGTACCGGATAGCCGAGGGCAGCTATGCGGTACCAGAATCAAATTTTTGGCCCTCATTTGAGGGAGCAAAACCGGAAGTGCTACAAAGTTGCTGCCGTCTATGAAGTACTGCGGTGGGATTCCCAGTCGAAGACCACCGCCTCCCCTCCCCCTTCGCGCAGCCTGTCAAAAACCCGATCCCCTACGAACTTGCGGACCCCATCGACCGTGAGGTTTGAGATCAAGATGCAGGGCTTGTCGTTTTCGTAGCGCTCGTTGAGCACGTCAAAGAGGATGGTCTTTTCGGTGTTGGTGCCGAACTGCACCCCAATCTCATCCAGGATCAGCAGCGATGGATAGGTCAGCGCTGCTACGGCCTTGCTCTCGGTTTCAGTGCTTCCCCTGTTCCACGTTTCTTTCACTCGCCTGATCGCGCGCAGCGTGGTGGTGAACAGAGCTGTGTGCCCTTGCCTCATGATGTGCATGGCAATACCTGCAGCAAGGTGAGTTTTTCCTGTGCCTGGCTTACCTACAAAAATCGCGCTACGGCTCCTGCCGTTCGTTTTGGGGAAGGTGTCGGCGTACCTGATGGCGAAGTCACGGGCATGGCGCTGCCCTTCGTTGTTGGTGATGTAGCTGGCGAGCGTGCGCGTCAAGAATCGTTCGGGGATCTGTGAGTGGCCAAGAGCTGTTCGCCAAGCATGGTCACGGCTGGCTATCTCGGCCGCTTCAGCAAGAGCTGCTTCCTTGGCGCTTTGCTCGTTTACGCAAACTGGACACTTTGACCAAATGCGGCCTATGTGGTTGCGGCTTTCAAAGCTTCCATGAGCATCACAAATCGCTGACTTGGTGAGAGTCAAAATCTCCCTCCATCACCGTAGTCGCGAACCGGCGCGTGCGGCTTGATGTCCTGCTTCTGTTCCTGTTCCTGCTCCTGATTCGCGGTAGCCTTGGCGGAAGGCTTACCGGGTGCCTTTCGTAAAGGCTCAGCGGTAGCCAGCGGGCAAGCGGTTTTGAAGGCGTCAGCGAATGACTTTCCTAGCTTGGTCAACGCTTCATGGAGGGTTGCCCACACCTGCGCTTTGAGGTCGCATTCAGGCACTCTGGCCCACGTTCCTGCCCAGCTCTTCACCACGTTGGGCGATTGGGGCAAGTTGTGCTGTATCGCCTTGGGCACAAACACCAGCCGCGCTTTCCAGTCAGCTACCGCCAAACCTTCGCGCAAGACTTCCTCAAAGGCTTTATCGAAGGCATCAAGCTCCCACTCCAGCATCTCGGCCAAAGCCATTCGGCCAACCGGCTGAACACCAGGCATGCTTGTGGTCTGCGGGCCGGTGAGCAGAATCAGGAAGAGGGCTTGCCCGGAGGGCTGGAGGGGGGAGAGGCGACGGATCTTCTCGTCACCCCATGTGCTGGTTGAAACCTTGCGGTATGGGCTGGTGGTGGATACGTCGTGCGTCATTCCGTCTCGACGGGAGATCTGATTTCGGTGCGGACTACGGCAAGCTCACGCCTCAAGCTCTTCACCTGCAGCGCCAGCTCAGAGGCAAGCACGGCAGATTGGTGGCCGATCTCGATGGCAGAGAACTGCTGGCCCGATCCGCTCATCAGCTCGCCCAGCATGCGGTTTTCTCGCGGTGTCAGGGTTAAGGTTTGATCGTCACCGATATCGATCTTCACGGTGCCGTCAGGAAGCACGGTCTTGCTCATCAAGCGCGCCGGCTTGTGGTCTGGCGCTGGCACGAAAACACCTCGCTGTATGCGATGCACCTGCCCGTTGTCGATCAGGTACGCAACTCGGTCATCAATCACGGTGAGCTTTAGCCCTGTGACCGTTGACAGCGTTTCGCGCGTTACCACCTGCTCCATGTTGTGCAAATCTTGAATCGCTTCAAGAACCAGCTCAGCGTTGGATCTCTTCATTCACTTACCCTCGGTATAGTTGTTATCAATGCAGTTCGCCAAAGTCGGGCACATGACTAGCCCAGCCTTTGATGATTTTTTCAAGTAGGTCATCGCACTCGCCGCGGTTGAGCTGCGGAAGAATCGCCGTCACTACTCCATGGATCGCCGCCTCATAGAAGCGGTTGAAGTCGTCTTGCTCCATGGACTCATACGAGATGCTGCGCGGCACCTTCTCCAACGATCCTGTGACTGGATCGACGTAGAGATCAAAGTAGCCAGAAGCAAGCTTTATGGCCACAAGCGCACGCTCTTTGGTGTCGTAGATATCGCTGTTTTCAACGATCAAAGAGATGAGCGCGAAAAGCTTTCTGTGGTGCCTGCCGTAGCGCGGCGAAGCCCATTCAACACTGATGTAGCCGCCCTGCTTGGTGCGGTCGATCCGCTTCTTGAACGTCTCCCATGCACGCTGATCTTCTGGCGTGGCACCGGCCAGGCCTTTGGCGGTTTTGATGAGCATCGCCTTCATACGCGAGCCTCCCGCTGTTGTTGTAGTTGTCGCTCATCGGCAAGGTGTTTTCCTATACCTCTGGCTTCGTCATGCTTAGCGGTCGGCTTCTTTGCATCCTTGCGTCGATGCGTCACCTTCTCGCCGTAGATGGCTTGGTGATCGGTGGCACCACGTCGCCTCCTGTCTCTGATGGTTCGTGCGTTTACACGTACACCGGGCTGACGTGACCATGCGAAAGAAGTCATCGTCACACCGTTGACGGTAAGCAGGAACGAACCCATTGACGTTGCGGTGTGTCCTCGCATGACATTGCAGCCACGACACAGAATGCGGAGATTCGGCGGATCGTTGTCGGTCCTGATGTCGTTGCGATGATCGACATGACAGGTTTCCCAAGTCTCTGGGTTGCCGCACAGCTCGCACTTTTCGCAGACGCCATCAGTAGCATTCCACATCACCACACGGTGCTCAAAAACTCCGCCTTGGCTGTCAGCCAGCGGGTGATCGGGCAGATAGAGCTTGATGTACCCATTGGGCGTTTCAACCCTCAAGCACCTTGAAGAAACTCGATCCTTGCAGGTTCCAGCTCTACGCAACCTAAAGTAGTGTTTTTGGCAGAGACTTACCGCCTTGTAGGCCGCGTCACGATCACAGTTTTCGGCAATGCATCTCATGACAGCCTCGCTTGTAGCCTGCGGCACTTTTTCGAGAAAACCTTCTTCAGTCTCTTCAGGTAGTCGATGTCGTGCTTCGCCACCCAGCTTGCGCTTTCAAGCCAGTCAACTCGCCCTGCGCCAATCTTCTTGATCAGCGCAGGGCGATAGCCGGCGATATTTCCGCTCAAGTGGTTGTTGCACACAGAGCAGGCTTTGTGGATGTTCCAAAGATTGAAGCGCAGATGCTTTGCCGCGCCAACACTTCTGAAGTGCGATGCATGCCACTGACCATCCCATGCCGAAGGCTTGTCGCAGCTAACACACCCGAGCCGAGCATCCCTGAGTCGCACATAGCGGTTGATAACCGCCTGCGTATCGGACAAGTGCTCGGCGCGCGTCTTGATTCTGGCCTTGGCCTCGCGGTGCTGCTGGCGCTCAACCTTCTCCTGCAGCTTTTGCTCGCGCTCCTGCTTGGCTCGCTTCTTGGCAAGATCTTCCTTGCCAACCACTATGCTGCAGGGGATTCCACAGGCCTTCTGAAACGGGCGCTCAGGAACGAACTTCGCTCTGCACTCCTTGTTCTTGCAGGTCTTGGGCCTTGAGCTAATCGCTTTCATGCGACTCACTCCTGTGGCGCGAGCTTGGGTTGAGGCAGGAGCGGGAAGAACATTCGCACCGTCTCAATGCCGGGGTTCTTGGTGATCCCGTAGCGGATGTTGGTCAGCGTTTGGAACGGCACGCCGGAATCAATGGATAGCTGCTTCAGCTCAGCCTGGTTCAGCTTCACCAGCCGGTCTTTCACCATCGCCAGCGGTGGCACTTGGATGTTCGCGCTCATGTGTCATGTCTCTTGTTGTGGGTGAATTCTTACATATCTTTCCACATTCGGAACGTCTTTGCAATCCGAATATGAAATATCACTCCACATTCGACAGGGCGCTGCTATAGTCGGCCCCTACCGGATAAGACAAATGAACCAAACCAAGAGCACACGAACCGCCCTTTGGTCACGCGTCCAGACGCTGATGCTTGACAAGTGGGGCAGCGAAAACCAGAACAGGCTTGCGCGTGAGGCAGGGGTAGGCGTGGCCACCATTGCCAGAATGAAAACGGCTGGAACCAGCGTCGGCCTAGACGTGGTTGAGAAGGTGGCCAGCGCCTTCGGGATAGAGGCTTGGCAGCTGATCTGCCCAGCTGACCGGCTACATGACCACGACTCTGGATTTAGTCCTCTGGCTCTCGACTTGGCGCGCTCGCTCGACCTGATTGAAGATCCTGATCTTCACCGCCGAGCGTACGCAGTCGCATCGCAAGTTCTCTCCTTTGGCTCCGCATCCTATGGTGTTGCAGTGCAAGAGAGCGCGACACAGCCCAATCAAGAGCCTGCTCAGGATTGATGAAGGCCCCGAAGACGATGCCTTTCTCTGCGGCAGCTAGGCAGTAGTTTCGAGCGCGGGCCAGCTGATCTCGCCTCACCACCATCGCAGCGGCAACGTCCTGCCCTGCAGCCAAGATGCTTGGCACCCGTACCCCAGCAGCGCGATCTTCGATCTCAATTCTGACCCTCCGCAGGTCAACCACTAGGCCTTTGTAGCCGTCCTTTCCGGCCAGATTTCGCCTAGAGATCCAAGCGATTTCCATCGCTGAAAAGATCTCGATCCTGCTCAGATCTCCCTTGCCCGTGATCGTCACCACCCCTTCCGGGGTTGTTGTGATGCTGAGTCGCGCCCCGTTCGCTTCCAACCTCATGTCTATTTTCTTTCCGTTTACGAGTTGACAGGGCGCTCCGAATATGGAATGCTTCTCTGGTCTTCGTTGTTACATTCCGTTTTTGGACTGTTATACGAAGGAACTATTAAACGACAGCGGCGCAAGCAAAGCCGACAAACTGGAGGAAAAAGATGACAGACAGCCAGCAAAATCCAACGGCCCTTTTGTACGCCGCTCTCGCAAGGGCGCAAGGGGAGTACCGCCTAGCAGCAAAGAACCGAACAGCGTCAGAGGTGGATCAGGAGTCGGGTGAGATCAACACCTGGCAGTACGCCGACCTTGACGAGATCATTTGGGCGGTTCGTGATGCACTCGCCAAGTACGGCCTCGCGGTGTCGCAGACCATGGCTACGGTTCAGGGCAGCAACGGACTGCACCTAGTCAGCAAGCTTCTGCATGAGGCGGGTGGTGAGATCAGTTCTGTGGTGCCGCTCAGCTCACCGCAGTCGTTCATTGACATCAAGCAGTTTGGTGCAGAGGTCACGCTGTTGCGCCGCTACTGCATTGAGCCGCTACTGGGCATTACTTCGTATTACGAAGAGCCTGTGGGTGGCACTAGTCCAAGTGCTCGTCATCCGGTGCAGCGCAAGCAGCGTGGCGAACCCGCCAGCACTTCTGGACAAGAGCAGTACCCAGAAGCCGGTCACATCGATTACTACGACCAAGACGCTTTCGATTCAAGTCTTGAGGGTTACAAGCTTGGCATTGCCAACAAGCTGACCACCTCAGAGCGAATCATCAGCATGCTTGAAACGAAGGCGCCATTGACCGATGAGCAGCGCCAAACCATCCTAGACATTGAGGTTCCGCAATCATGAACATGATCGTCCACACAGAAAAGCAGGGGTCGGTCGGTTGGCTGAACCTCCGCGCAAAGTTCGATACCTCATCGCAGGCAAGCGCCATGATGGGGGCAAGCAAGAATGTGACGCGCAACCAGCTGCTGCACATGAAGGCTACCTGCACAGAGCAAGAGTTCAGCGAATGGGTGAAGGCACATATTTTGGACAGAGGTCACGAGGTCGAAGCCAAGGCTCGCCCGCTGATCGAGAAGAAGTACAGCGTTCAGCTGTTCCCGTTGGTCGGATCAAGTCATCAGTACGGCACGCTACTCGCGTCATTCGATGGCGTGCAGATGTACGGCATCACAGAGTACGCCAATCCAGCGCTCGATAGTTTCATCTGGGAGTGCAAGCAGTGGAATGAGAGCAAGGTCAAGCACATTCAAGATTACGGCACTGTTCCCCCAGAGGATCACTGGCAAGTTGTTCAGCAGCTGGTGGTTAGTCGTGCATCGCAGTGCATCTACACCGTTACCGATGGTACAGAGGCGCGCTGCGTTTCGGTCTTTGTCTCACTGAATCCTGCAGACGAAGAGCTGCTGGTTCGCGGCTGGGCACAGTTCAACAAAGATATTCACAGCTACACCCCGCCATCACAATCTGTCGAAGTGATCGCGGCACCGATCAAAGATCTTCCAGTCATCAACTACAACATCAGCTACGTGCCAGATCCAGCTAACCCGAAAAAGACGGTGTTGGTGCTGAAGTCAAACATGATCGTGTTCCGCGAGGCAGCAAACAAGCTGCTGGCGGATGCCAAGAAAGAGCTGCACACCGATCAGGATTTTGCCGACCGCGACTCAATGAACAAGAAGCTGCGCGGCGCTGAGGATCGACTGAAGCTGCTCCGTGAGCAAGTCATCGGTGAGATTGGTGACATCGACAAGTTCACCCGCGAGCTTGCCGAGATGCAAGAGATCGTTCGCCAAGCTGCAATCGCTGGCGAGAATCAAGTCACCAAACGCAAGCAGGTGATCAAGCAGGAAGCCATCGACAGGGCTGTTGCCGAGTTTCAGCAGCACGTTATCGCGATCAACGCGAGCATCGTCCCCGCATCGATTCCAGACGTGTTCCCTGACTTTGTGGGTGCAGCCAAGAACAAGCGCACCATCGACTCGCTCAACAACAGCATCGACACCGAGCTTTCGCGCGTGAAGATCCTTGCTGACCAGCACCATGACCGTATCGCTGCAAACCTCGCTGTGATGCGTGACAAAGTGTCTGAAGATCTTCGTCGCCTGTTTCTCGATGTCAAAGAGCTGGTGCTGAAGGATGCGGAAACGCTGCTGCTCATCATCAACTCGCGTATTCAAGAACACGAGAAGGCCGAGCAAAAACGCTTGGATGACGAGCGCGAAAAGATCCGTGAGGAAGAGCGTCTGAAGCTTCTCAAGGAGCAGGAAGAAGCCGAGCAGCTGAAGCAGGCAGAGGCAGCAGCTGCAGAGCTTGCGGCTAACCCGGTTGTGGTCGATGAGGTTGTGGCACCGGCTATGGGTGAAAGCAGCAACGAAGCTCAGGTGATTGGTGTTGATCTGGCAAGCGGCCCCGATGTGTCTGTGGAGCATGAAATAAAGCCGATGGTGACCACCTACGGTGGAGGCTTGCGCTCTGGGTCAGCGCTGCGCAAGCCAGATCCAATACCTGCGGTTAAGCCGATTACCTTCACTGTTGTGAACATGGGTGCGCTGATTCGTGCAGCGGCCAACGGTGAAGTGCCATTGAACATCTTCAACGTCGATCTTGAGGCGCTTGTTGACTACTGTGAAAGCACGGGTGACGTTCCTGCAGGCGTTCAGGCTGGAGCTGAATGCACGGCGTCCAACGAGCATCGCTCTGAGCCATGCGAGGTTTGCTTCTCTCGCGATTGCAATGGCGAGTGCATGTCAGACGGCAACGGCTAACCAATTTTTGAAAGACCAAACCACTAACCAAAACGCAACACAACTATGCCCTTGGAGGGCAAACGATATGCAAGAACAACAAGCTAGCGCCGAAGCAACCGAGACAACCAGCGAACCAAAATTGATTCTGGTGTTCGATGCGGAAACCACCGGCATCCCTGAGTACAAGCTTCCTAGCGAAGATCCATGCCAGCCTCACCTGACTGAGATCGCAGCCCTGCTCTACACCGACCGAGGCGAACTGGTTGAGGCCTTCACCGCATTGATCAAGCCTGACGGCTGGGTGATTCCAGAGGAAGTCGTGGCGCTTAACGGCATCACCAATGAGCTTGCGAAAATGGCCGGTGTCAGCGAGGCCGATGCGGTGACCAGCTTCATGAATATGCACAACCTTGCGAGCCTCCGTGTGTCGCACAACATCAGCTTTGATGATCGCATCATGCGTATTGGGCTAAAGCGCTACATGGGTGATGAGATCGCTGACGCCTACAAGGCTGGCCCGAAGGAATGCACTGCATTGCTTGCCAAGCCGTTATGCCAGCTTCCGCCCACCGAGGCGATGAAGAAAACCAACTTCAAGAACAGCTTCAAGACTCCGAACCTCGCTGAAGCTCTGGCTCATTTCACTGGCGATGTCGGCAAGGATCAGCACCGCGCTTTGTCCGATGCCACCGATTGCGCCCGCGTGTACTTCGCATTGAAGGGCGTGCGCATGCCTGACTACCCCAATGATTTGAAAGTGCTCACAGACGCTGAAGAGGCCGAGCGCGTGCCCGTTTTCATCGGCACCGATTCTGAGGGCGGTGGCCATGACTAACGAACGCAAAGAGATCGGTGCGCCTAGCGCCGACTTCGTGCCAGTCGAAACGCTGCTAAAGCCAGATTTGAAACTGACGGCGTACCAGGTTGGCGACTACGACATCGTTGCCGCCTATGACCCTGCTGGTGCCATCGAACAGCTGAAGAAGGCGAGCGATGGCGACTACGACGATCTTGATCCAGAGCGTGACGTTCTCATCGTTTCTGATAAGTGGCTCGACGCCACCGAGGTGTTTGATCAGGACGAAGGCAAGCTTGTTCCGTTGGAGAAGACTCTGCGCCAACAGCTGGAAGAGCTTACCGAGCCTCAGCACATGTGGGGTTGGGAATAGCCATGACCAAACAAAAAGAAGGCGGCATTAGCTGGACCGAGGAAACGTGGAATCCATTGCGTGGGTGCTCTCGCATCAGCAAGGGCTGCATGAACTGCTATGCAGAGGGTATCGCTCACCGCTTCGGCGGTGAGGGGCAACCCTATGAAGGCCTGATTGCATCAACTGGTCAGTGGAATGGCACCGTCAAGTTCGTGCCGGCAAAACTGGTCGAGCCGATCCGTTGGAAGCGCCCGCGCTTGATCTTCGTGAACAGCATGAGCGACTTGTTCCATGAGTCCGTGCCTGACCATGAGATCGACCAGATTTTTGGCGTGATGTGGGCGTGCCTTGGGCTGGATCACACCTTTCAGATCCTGACCAAGCGCGCCAAGCGGATGAACAACTACTTCAAAACTGATCGCCGCGATTCGTGGGCGCGCTGGGCTGTTCACTACGGCGGCGGCACTGACCCCGACGCAATCTATGACCAGGTTGCCTATGCCGATGAGCCGCATCCACGCATCTGGCTTGGCGTGAGCGCTGAGGATCAAGCGACTGCAGACGAGCGCATCCCCTATCTTCTTGGTACGCCTGCAGCGGTACGCTGGCTGAGTGCCGAGCCGTTAATTGGGCCGCTGGATATTTATGGCGGTGATCCAGATCCGCGCCTTGACGGGCACTCATCATCGAACACGTACATCGGTGATTGGTGGGAGCCAACCGACAACCTAAATGGCCCTTCGCGTCATGGACTTGACTGGGTTGTTGTTGGCGGCGAATCGGGGGCTGGTGCAAGACCAATGAGCGAGAGGTGGGCGCTATCTCTACGGGATCAGTGCGCAGCCGCTGATGTGCCATTTCACTTCAAGCAGTGGGGAGAGTTTGCACCCAACTGGCTAACTGACGATGAGGGCAATCGCATCGCTGGCTCAGAGTGGGCTGACCGCATGGGCAAGAAGATCGCCGGTCGCGAGCTTGACGGCCGCGAATGGAATGAGTACCCGTTCGGCTACACGAAAGGCAAGGCATGAACACCGCAGCACCAGAAACAACCGCGGCGCCGGATCGAGTGATTTGGCGCCGTGAGCTTCAATCAACCATGGGTGTCACATCGGAAACGATGAGGCGCTGGATGAACGACGGCAAGCTTCCTGAGCCTGACGTACAGATCTCACGCCGCACCTCTGGGTGGAAGCTAAGCACTCTTCGCGCTGCGGGGATCAACCTCGCATAGCGTCATCCACTCGCCCCACTTATCCAGCATCTCACGCCGCTGAGGCAGGTACTCAGCCCGGTTGTAAGCAGAGCGCACTTTGTCATCCGGCGAGTGCGCCAGCTGCCTCTCAATGGCGTCCTTGTTGAAGCCGTTTTCATTTGCCCACGTCGAGCCAACACTGCGCCAGCCGTGGCCGCACATTTGCCCCTTGTAACCAATCCGATGCAGCAGGTAGATGATCGCGTTCTCGGACATCGGGCGGTCAGTGCGTCGATCTGATGGGAACACGAATTCGCTTCCATTCCTACGCAGCCTCAGCTCTTCGATCAGATCCTTCGCTTCCTTGCTCAGCGGCACCAGATGATCCTTATCGCGCTTCATGCGCTCCTTGGGGATTCGGATCAGGTCACCGTCGATCTCTTCCCAGCGCATCCTGCGCAGCTCGTTGGTGCGCAACCAGGTCAAGGCCAGCAACTTGCAGCCAAGCACGCTCTGCAACGATCCCTCAAGCTTGAGGCGCTGGATCAAGGCTGGCACCTCGTGCAGTTCAAGCGATGGCAGGCTGGTCACTGAAGCTCGCGAGAAGGCCTTGCGCGGGTCGATCAATGCGGCGGGGTTCGTGGTGGCGTAGGAGTTCTCCACCGCCCAGTCGTAGATCATGCCAACCCACAGCCTCACCTTGCGCACGTAGACGTGCTTGCCGGCAGCGTCGATGCCTCGCAGCACCTCAAGCAAGTCGTCACGCGAGATCGAATCTAGGGGCGTGTTCTTGAAGTGCGGGTACAGGTACTGCTCAACCGCGCGCTTGGATTTTTTGAGGTAGGTGGCCGAGAGATCCTTGCGGGTGTCCCAGTATTCGTTATTGGCCTGCTCCAGCGGCATAGCGGCACGCTGGGCGCGTCTGGGCGTCATCGGGTCATCACCCTTGGCCAAGGTGGTTCGGATCTCGTCTCGCTTGATTCTGGCGTCTGCCAGCGTGATTGCTGGGTACTCGCCAAGGCTTGCCTGCTGCTGCTTGCCGTTGAGCCGGTAGGCGATGCGCCAGATCTTGGCGCCCTTGGGGGAGAGCCAGAGGAAGAGCCCGCCACCGTCGAACAGCTTGATGGCTTTGTCAGAGGGCTTGGCAGACTTGCAGCGTGCGTCTGTGAGGGTGTTTGTGGCCATTTGTAGGCATCCAGTCCTTGGGTTGAAGCGGATGCCTACGCCAGTGCCGTCACACCTGCCTTGCGCTATCGTTGCCTCGCGCTGGAATGTGTGGGGTTCAGACGTAGAAAAACCCGCTAAGTGGTTGAATTAGAACCACATTTAGCGGGTTTTCGCTGCCCTACAGGGGGTACTGTTGGGCGTAACTGGCGGAGTGGACGAAGCTCGAACACCCAGCATTCATGCGGTTCTGCGGCTGATTATAAGCAGGATGCCTACCAAAATGCCGTCAAACCGATCTGCACCCCTAGAACTGGTAGCTGCCCTGTCGCAGCGGCTCGTTCAGGGCAACGCTCACGGGGATCACCTTCGCCCTGCAGGAATTGTAGGCAGCGCTCAGGGTTTCGACTTCGGTCAGGGCGCTTGCAAGGCGTCGAGAATTAGATTCCGGTAGTACCCCGATGGCCGTGCCGGCGTCTCCTGCACTATTTTTGGCGCTGGAGGCTGGGTCACTTGCGGCGCTTCCACCACCCTTCCCACTTGCGGTGACGTAGCGCACGAGCACAGGCCGATTGCGCAGCTCAGCGTCAAGGCGAGCAATCTCAGTCTTTGCGGATGCATCTGTCTTCTCCTGGTCTTTGGCGGCCTGATCGAGCTGGGCCTGTTTCTGGTCGCGCTCAGCGGTCAGGTCGGCCAGTTTTTTGGTCGACGTTTCGTTCTGAGCCTTGATCGACGCGTTCACCGCCGTGAGGGCTGTGTCGGTCGTGATGTACATGCTTCGGTAGATCAGCGTTGATGCGATCAGCGCCACCAAAAGCATCAATGCGAGGCCTGCGCCCCACGCTTGTAGTTGAGCCTTCATAAAGTTCACCGTTGTGCGGCAATGCACTTGGCATGCCGTTCCTGTTGTCGTGTCCAAACACCTTTGCAGCCTTGCGGCCCCCAATTTTGTGGAAGGGAGCAATCCCTACCACCCTGCATGCGCCACTTGAGCAGCGCGTCACAAGCCGGTCGATACTGGCCCAGAAGCAAGCTGCGCCGCATCGAAGACGTGCGCCAATTGCCTAGGCCAAAATTCCCCACAAAGTCAAAATACACGTCGAATTCCTCTTGGTAGAGCAAAACGCCGGGCAGGGAATCACGAAACTCTTTTTCATCGCCTTCCATAAGGTTGCGAGCAAGCT